ATCTTCTTCATCAAATTCATTATTTTTCATATCTCGATGATTTAATATTCTTTCACAATTAGGACATTTAAAATGAGCAGTATGATAGATATTATGATATTCATCACAATACTGATCAGGGGAATGTAATGCAGATAATTCACGATAAGTAAGAGGTAAATCACAATATTCTCCGGTTTCATCGCTATCAATACCAAATACTAAATTTTTAAAAATACACATTTCGTCTTCTTCCTGAAACATGAATGAATTATATAAATCAAGTGCTATTTTAACTCTATATTCACACCAAATAGGATTTTTTCCCATTGTTAATACATCTAGTACCTGTATAATTTTTTTTATATCTGCATTTTCCATATCTAATCCAGCAGCATATTGTGGATCAAAAATAGAAAATTCACCAAACATATCTATACATCCGATATATGTTAGATATTCTTTATAATTATCTATGATAATTACAGGCATTTGGAAATTTTTCATGTAATCTAATTTAGGTAAACTATTAAGTTTTTCTTTAATAATTTCATTTTCTTTTTGTAATTCACTATATTCTTCATTCATTTTTTCAATGACATTAATACCATGAGGCAATTCATTGTAAAAATCTACAATTTGTGATTCCATTATGAAATCTATAAGATGTTTAATTAAAAAAGTTTAAAAATTAATATCAAATTTATAATGAATTGGTTATATATTATTAATTAGATGAGTAAACTATTTTAAGAATTGATCAAATGACATGATAACTTATTTAAAAATATAAAAAAATATTTTAAATAAATGACAAAATACTATACAAAAAATGGTGGAAAAATTAATAATCCTACCGCATATGCAAAAACTGGTGCGCCAATGTATAAAACAAAATATTCAGAGTCTAAAAATATAAATGAAAAAACTGTAATTTATAAATTAAATCTTGAGGATGGTAAGAAGTATATTGGAAAAACAACAAATATTGATAGAAGAATAAATCAACATTTTTCGGGGAATGGTTCACAGGTTACAAAAAAATTTAAACCGATTGATGGTGAAATTGTTGATGAAGTAAATGGGTTTTTTTCAGATAAATATGAACAATCGCACACCGATAAAAATATAAACAAATATGGATATGAAAATGTAAGAGGCGGAAAATATGTAAATTCTAAAACATTATATAAATCAAAAAATACATTGACTTGTTTTAAGTGTGGTAAAGTTGGACATTATGCTAATCAATGTTATTCACAAAAAAATAATAATTATTTAATAGATTCAGATGATGATTCATATGATTCAGCTGATTCAGATGATTCATATGATTCAGGTGATGATTCAGATGATGATTCATATGATGATTAATATCAAATTTATAATGAATTGGTTATTTTTTAATATTCTCAAGAGTTTTTGATTCAGTTGTATCAGTTAAATTATTAATTTTATTACATAAATAATCTAATGGATTTTTTACATTTTCATATACATTATCAACAAAATCTATATGTGAACTCATTTTTTTACAATTAGGTTGGACATCTTGTTCTAATAAATTTAATATTTTATTTAATTTAATATCAAGATCTATTAATTTATAATCAATACTATTAAGACGATCATTAATTTCTTCGTTCATTTATTATATTGTATATATATATATGGCAAAAACGCAACGTAAAACAACTCGAAAAAAGAAAACAAATAAGCAAAAGAAAACAATTAGAAATAGACGCGAAGCAAAGAAATATATAGAATTATTAAATCATGCATATAAATGTGTATCATCATCATTTAATGATATATTTGATAAAGATGATTATTTATTATTATCTTATTTAAAAACCGGATTTAAAAAAGGATGGAAAGTTTTAAATGATAAAAATATTATAAAAGAAATTAATTGTAATAGTTTATGTATGACTATGAGTATATTAAATAGCACACTAGGAACAAGAAAAAGATTAGAACAATTAAATCCATTACAAAAATTATATTTAGTATTTGTTTCATATTTAGTTGAGGATAGTAAATTATCAAAAAAAGAAGTCAGTTTAAAACACGCTTTAAAGAAAATAGATATGAAAATTTTAGATAAAAAAAGGGATTTAGAAAAATATACAAATAAAGGAGATACTCGTAATATTAAAAAATGTAATAAATATATTGAGACTCTGGAAAAAAGCAAAAAACAATTAATTGAGAGTGAAGGTAAAAATAAGGAAGGTATTACTTCATTATTCAGACTAGATGTATGTAATAATGTTGATTGTGAATATTTACATGAATATCAAATGGAGAAAAATACTAAATATAGCGAAACATACAGTAAATTTTGTCTGAATATTACAGAAATATTTAAAGGAATTGTATGGTTAAATATGTATCATATTTTTGGTCGTATTCATAATCCTTTTAAGGTATCTATCATAAATAATAAATTAGATTTAAATTTAAATATAAGAAAAAGTATTAATAAAGTTAATATAATTTTCTTACCAGATAGCATGATGTATGGTAATGATTTATTTTATGAAAATCATACATTAGATCGTGCTAGAAAAAAAAATTATGATTCTGGGAATGGATATTGGGTTTATAATGGTATTGATACTCATCAAAATAAGTTAATTAAAAGAAGTATTCCTCATTTAGAAAATAAACATTATATAGTAGCACATCTGCGTATAGATGACGGACCGGATTATCGGGCATCATATGATACTAAAGCTAAAATAATACATGAAAATTTTGAGAAATTTGAGAAAGGTATTGGTAAATTACCTATATTAAAAGATATAAAAATAACTATTAAAAATATTGGAGGACAAGATAAATATAATTTAGAAGAAAATATTGAGAATAGTATTACATTGCATTGGTTATATATGCATAGAGATAAAATAAAAGATTATATATTAGATTTTATCGTATAAATTTATCATAATTATTATAAATATATAATAATATCAATGATATTATTACACTAAATACGATTGCGAATCCTCCCCATAATCCTTCACCTACATCTTTATAATATTCTTTTAATCTAGGAAATATATTAACACGATTAATAATAATATCACTTATATATCCTAGTATAAATGTAAGTATAATAAATATTATATATTCATTTTTTGTTTCAGGTAAATATTTATCATAAATTAAATAAAATAATTCCATTATAAATCCTACTATAATTAATACTGTTATACTAGCATAGAATGCTGCTTTAAATACAGATTTATTATCGAAATAAGGTTTTAATGAATTGAGGAAAGATAAATTCATATGAGTTAATATATTAATAACAACATCACTGAAAAATCCTATTAATGCATTAAAAATTAAAAATAATAATTCTCTATTCATTATATTATTATATCATATTATAAATTAATAAGAGACCGGCAAATGTTGTAACATTTGACAAAAAGGGAATAATTTTATCGGTTGGGGGATGATATAAGGGTGTAACTACAGCCAAAAATAATAAAAATGCAATTGCTGTATATTTAACAAATTCTTTAGGAATTAATTTGCCTCCCCAAAAGTAGTAAATCAGTATAAATGAACCAATAATTTCTAAAATAATAACACCAATCATACCCAATTCATTTAAAGGAGATGGTAATCCTGTTAATTTGGATAGACCTTTTGTATTTTTCACAAAATTAGGAATCTTATTAAATCCAGAATAAATAAACATAATAAAAAATAATAAAACTGCAATCTTTTTAATATCGATATGATTCATTTATAATAATAAATATTTTAATTTAAACGATAAATTATAAATATAAATATTATAATGATTAAGAATATAAGTATTCCTTGTAGACATTTAAAATTATCTAATTTAGGTATTTATAATCCTAAGAAAGTATTTTATAATTTATCATATCCTGCATTATTAAATCATGAATTAAATAATAATGAAGGAAAACATTTAAGATGTAAATATGGTTATACCTATTCAGTAAATACTGGAAAATATACAGGGAGATCACCAAATGATAAATGGTTTGTAGAGAATCCGGAATCAAAAGATAAAATCTGGTGGGGAAAAGTAAATAAACCCACAACAAATACAGTTTTTAATGAATTATATAAGAAAGCAATAGATCATTATAATACATTAGATAAGATGTATTTATTTGATGGATATTGTGGAGCGAATCCTAATAGTCAAAAAAAGGTTAGATTTATTCATGAATTAGCATGGCAGCAGCATTTTGTTACAAATATGTTTATTCGTCCAAAAAAAGAAGATTTAAATAATTTTAAACCTGATTTTACAATTATTAATGCTTGTTCAATCGTAAATGATGATTGGAAAAAACATAAATTAAATTCTGAAGTAGCGATTATATTTAATATAGAAAAACGTATAGGAATTATTTTAGGAACATGGTATGGTGGTGAAAATAAAAAAGGTATTTTCAGTTTAATGAATTATTGGTTACCATTAGATAATATTATGACAATGCATTGTTCGGCAAATATAGGAGCAAAAAATGATACTACATTATTTTTTGGTTTAAGTGGTACAGGAAAAACAACATTATCTGCAGATCCTAATAGAAGATTAATTGGTGATGATGAACATGGTTGGGATGATGATGGTGTTTTTAATTTAGAAGGAGGATGTTATGCAAAAACTATTAATTTAAAAGAAGAAAATGAACCATCTATTTACAAAGCAATCAAAAAAGATGCATTATTAGAAAATGTATATTCAGAGTATGATGTACCAAACTATGATAATATATCTATTACAGAAAATGGTAGAGTAAGTTATCCAATATATCATATTGATAATTATGAAAAATCACAGATGGGTGATCATCCAAAAAATATTATCTTTTTAACTTGTGATGCATATGGTGTATTACCTCCTGTATCAAAATTAACACCCGAACAAGCTATGTTTCATTTTATTAATGGATATACATCAAAAGTAGCGGGAACAGAAAGGGGCATTACAGAACCAACAGTTACTTTTTCATCGTGTTTTGGTGAAGCATTTTTAACTCATCATCCAACATTTTATGCTGAATTACTTAAACAAAAAATAGAAAAACACAAGTCGAATATATATTTAGTAAATACTGGATGGACAGGAGGACCATATGGTATTGGTAAAAGAATAAATATTAAAGATACAAGAGCATGTATTGATGCTATACATTCGGGCGAAATAGAGAATACAGAATTAATAACAGATCCTGTATTTAAATTTAGATATCCCAAATATTTAAGATATGTACCAGAAGAAGTATGTCAACCAAGATTATCATGGTGGGATAAAAAAGAATATGATAATCAATCTATGAAATTACATGATTTATTTGTAATGAATCACAGTCAATATATTTAATTTAATGATGGAAAATTTTCTTTTTTTAAATTATTAGTATCATTTTTTTGTACTTTTTTTTTCCATAAATTTGTAGGTTTTTGGCTACTAGGAACGGGTTTTTTAACGATTTTAGGAGGTTCATAAGATTCTGTTCTCACAATGAGATTTCCTACAGAATAATATTTATTCATTATTATCATTTATTTGATTTATCAATTCATTAAAATATCAAATTTATAAACTATTTAGGAATTCTTCATCTGTCATTCTATTATATGATTTATTATGAATTAGTATATCAATTATCTTTTGTAGGTTTTCTCTTGATGAATTTAATTCATATAATTCATCAGTTTTAATATTATAAGTATAATATTTATCATATCTATTATCATTGATGTATTTATATAGAATTGTTTGTAAGAAATGTGAATCATCTAATTTTTCTACGCATTTAAATTCTATTACTATTTTATCATTTAAATTAGCATAATCCATTTGACCACATAAAGTGAAATGAATATTATCAGTTGTTTGAGATTTTTTACTAATAGGATATTCAAATGAACCACTATTAGAAATTAGATTTTGTTCTTTTAATTTATTTAATCTTTTCATTGCAGATTTTAATTGCCAATCTTCTAACCAATCATAATTAAATATTTGATTAACTTTATAATATGAATTATCTACCATTGCATTATGATAATTAGCAATTTTTAGAATATTAACATTATCATTGACTCCATCTAATTTTACATCAGTTAGATTTATATCCATATTACAATATTTGATTGCGAAATACATAGGTAATGCTGTTCCATTTATATCAGAAACGATTTCCCATTGATTTTTTTTTTGTTCACTTTCATTATTAATATTAAGTTTTCCATATTCTCCATTCCTAATTATTTTTGTACATTCATATAATTTAGAAAGTTCATCAAGTATATCTACATTTAAATATTTAACTAAATCGGTAACCCAATAACATATAGGATCAATCTTTGGTGGTCTAATATCTAATTTAAATGCTTTACCGGGTTTTTTCCCTGTTGGATTTATATCACAATATTTATTTATATTATTAAATTTTTCCTCTCTTGTATCGCCTAATAAGAATGGTAAATAATCATTTTCATAATGATGAAATAATGATAATCTTTCCATGGAACGAGTTACTGCGACATATAAACGATTAGGACAAATATTTGGATCACAATCTTTGTCATAATAATCAAAATATGATTTATCAAAATTAATAATGATTACAACTTTTCTTTCTAATCCCTTGGTTGAGTTGTGAGTTGAAAATACTATTTTATTTTTTAATATTTTATCTTCAACGATGCAATCTATATCATTATTAATATATATTAATTTATCCCCATATGAAGATAAAGCATTTCCTAACTGAATTACTGGAGACTTATTATCAGTTTTATTCTTAACAGAGGGTGATAATATAAATAAATCATCAGGTTTATATTTAAATGAACCATCTGGATTTTTTAGTTCTAAATAATAATTTATTTCCCCGATAATGTAATCGGCACCCCATTCAATTTTTGTAAAAGAACTTTTTATGAAATATCTTGGTTTAAATCCGCTGTATTTTTTATTACCATTTCCATCATTAGATATCATTCTTTTTTCTTTTAACATACAAATATTTAGGAAATCACAAATTTCTTGAGGAACTCTAAAAGTTTCAGTCAATTTTAATGAAACCCATTCTCTTTCATTTCTAAAAATTTCATGTCCATGAATTAAAAATCTTTCATCAGAACCATTATATTGATTTATACACTGATTTTTATCACCAAGAATAACAATATTAGCATCTTTATTTTGATTATCATTTATGAATTTTTTGATATAATTACAATATAAATGATTCATATCTTGAACTTCATCAACAATAATAATATCATAATTAATTTTAGATGATTTGATATCATTTTCAATAACATTTCTTAATTCTCTATCAGTGATTAACTTGTTTACATTTAAATATTTCCTATTACAAGAACCATGATAAGTAAATATATCAATATTATGAATATCATATTTATGAATTTTATATTCAGTTTCTGTTTGTAATTTTTTATTATATGTTATAACACATACTTTTGATCCTCTTGAATTTTGTGAAATATGTAATATACTAGTAGTTTTTCCGCTCCCCGCAACAGCATCAACTTTTATATTTTTCCCATCATTAATTTCTATCAATATTTTATTTTGTTCTATTGTAGCCGGTTTTAATGATATATCATCATTATATTCCATTTAAAGAATTTTAAAATTATATTATTTAAATATTAATATATCAATTCATCTAAATATATTATCAAATTTATTTTCTTAGTATGTAATAAATGAATGATACAATAAAAAAACTGTTTTTGATACAAGGTTCGGCGTGTATTGCAGAAACAAATACATATCCAATTGACTATATTAAAACAAGAATGCAGATCAATTCACAAAAAGTTTCATCATTTGATGTAATAAAAAAGTTGTCAAAAGAACCATTACAAGTATATGATGGATTAAAACCTGCATTACTTCGTCATTGTGTATATACGATGTTAAGAATAAATATTTATGAACATTTAAGAGATTCTAATAAAGAAGATAAAAGTATATCAAAAAAATATATTATTGGGGGATTAAGTGGGGGAATTGCTCAATTAGTAGCAAGTCCTTGTGATTTATTAAAAATAAGATATATTACAAATAAAAATAATACAACAATTCCTAAAACAATAAAAAATATATATTCTGAAAATGGTATTAGAGGATTATGGAAAGGAGGATTACCAAATGTTAGTAGAGCAATGTTAGTAAATTTAGGTGAATTGGCTACATATGATCATGTTAAATGTAGTATTAAAGAAAATTTAGAAATTCCGGAATCAACATTATTACATGTATTATCAAGTATTTGTTCAGGATTTGTTGCTTCAGTGTGTTGTACACCAGCAGATGTAGTAAAATCAAGACTTATGCAAGATAATTCACCATATAAAGGAGTATTAGACTGTTTGCATAAGAGTGTAAAAAATGAAGGTATAAAATCATTATATAAGGGATTTTTTCCTATATGGATGAGGTTGGCACCTTGGCAATTATCGTTTTGGGTTTCATATGAAAAATTAAGAATATTATCAGGATTAGAATCATTTTAATGTCCCATTAAATAAGGGAAATAATTACCTTCCCCAAATCTATCAATTACTAATGATCTAATTATATTTTTATCATTATTTAAATATGTCATATAATCTTCATATACTTCTTCAATGGGTGATTCATTTAAATATTTTAATTTCATTTTATATGTTGCTCTTTTAATATCTATTTGTAATACATCATCTGCTAAATAACTATAATCCTGAAATAAATAATTATCTTCATTAAATATTTTAATTTTAAGATGAATTTCTCTTAATATTTCACCTCGTTTCCATTTAATTGCCCATTCAGGATTATCTTTTAAATATACATAATCATTAAAATTGATATAATTTTTATCAACATTTAATACATTATTATAAATTAAGTTTTTATAGAATTTTCTAACTTCAGAGTCATCTTTATAGATTCTATAAATAGTAATAATTATTTCTTTTGGTAAATTATATTTATTTCCTAATTGTAAAAAAATACCTTTAGTTATTAGTTCCTTATGTAAATACATATTAATATTAATAAGATAAAAAATTTTAAATACCTATTTCTGTATTAGTTTCATCTTTTTTATAATTTTTATTATATTCATACCATATTAATCCACAGTTTGCAAGTGAATAAGAAAACCATGTTAAAGCATGAGGATAATCTTTTTGTCGAATATTATCAATACAGCACAAAAAATATAAAAAAGTTGATGCACATATTGAATAAAATGCTAACATTCCTCAAATCTAATACTGTTTTAAATTTTAAATACTTCCAGAATCATTAATAATTTCATCTTCTTTATTGACTAATAATATCATTAATACAGTTAATGTAACTGTTATAAATGCACCGCAACATACACTTATTAATGCATCATAACAACCAGTATCATCCCCATATGTTTTTATTTGTTGAGTTTGATGTTGATAACTCATAAAAAATTACAATAATATTACATGTTTATCTTTTAAATGGATTAATTGTTTTGATATTCATTCACGGGATATGAATATTAATCTCTTTTCTTGCAACGGTGCTTTGTAATTGTATTGAGTACGCATTGTGTTTTTTTAGAATGCTTCCAGTACCATAATTCATTTTCTATATTTTCATTGTGGCTTTTCAAATCTATATTTTTCTTTTTAAGAATATCAATTTGTTTTTTTAATGATTGATTTTCTCTTTTTAATTCAGTTATTTCTTGATTTTCATGAATACTGACTGGTTCAGCATAAATGACACTAGGTGCAGGACTAGGAGCAGGTGCAGGACTAGGGTCAGGTGCAGGACTAGGGGCAGGTGCAGGACTAGGGGCAGGTGCAGGACTAGGGGCAGGACTAAGTCCTGCTGATTCTACAATAAGATTCATCAAACCAATACCAGGAAAATAGTTACTCATGATACTCAAAAATATAACTATACAGGTGAATATAATTATTTCACTGAAATATAGATATATTTGATATATCAGTGTAGCAACAAGGGGCAATATATATAATATTGCAATGTAATTCATATTGATAAAAAAAATATTAACATGATATCAAATTTAATGGATTAATTTAGAGAGATTTAGGGTGTAGTGGCACAGTAGTGACATATGTCAAAATTACCTTTGATAGGATCTAGGTGACGATATATTGTTCTTTCGCGAATAAATCTCATGATTCTATCACATTCTTCTTTTGGGAATGCATCTGCTGCACACAATGTCATAAACAAGTGGCCTGCCATGCAACATTTGGGATTATCGCAGAGACTATAGCATTTGACTCCATCTTTTCTTATCTTGTGAGTTCTCCATTTTTTTTCGTAGTCACCAGATGGAATAATTGTTCCAAAAACATGTCTTTCACTAAATGCCAATTTTTCAGGTGGAGTCTTCTGTCCAGACTTTATGTTATCTTCCCATATCTCCATTTGATTCTTAATAAAACTTCCCAACGCCCGAATCATTCCCTGGTCATTGCGAACCAGAATTTCGTGGAGGGCATTTTGTGTGTCAAAATCATAGACATCACCATTGTCCATAATGATTCTCCCCGCCATCTTGAGATGCATGAACTGACTCATATTTGACAGTATTTCAGAAGTAGGACCCTTTCCACTTGGACAATTGGTCATCTGGCGTGTATAAAGAACCCCGCTTTTTGTTGCCCATCCTTCCTCGTGATATTTCTTAACAAGATAATCTTGATCTTCATATTCCTCTTGATTTTCTTCGTTGATGATGGCGTGTCCGTTTTCGTCGCGATGCTTGGTATGAAATTCCTCTGTTACAAAGTGTGGATTATTGACACGCAGATCTCTAGGTTCCCCCTGTCTAGGGGAGTGAGCTGGGGGGTGGGGCTGCAGCGCAGGTGTAGTATTGTTGAGTGAGGACATTTTTCTTCGCGAAAGATTATGTAGTTTAGAGAGATATAAATAGCTCTCTATATATTTTGTTAGTAATAAATGATACTCTTAAATCAAATTTATGATGAATGATATTCATAAATGAAAAAAAAGTTCACATAAAAAAAACATTAATCTATCTATCTAAGTAGCGATTCAGTGTAAATCTAATGATTCATAATAATAGGTTGCATCTATTTTGTCTATTTCAAACATGCCTCTACCAGGGAATTCTAATCTTTTTCGCATGGCCCACGAGTGAAATTTTGGACGAGGTCTATCATTAATGGAAATCATGTCGCCAATGTAGCCCCAACCATTTTCGGCATCATAGATATTGCCGATATAATGTGGTTCAGCAAAAGGACCAACTATGTCGCAAAACGTTTTCCACCCATATGCTTCCATTGTGTATCCCCGAGTCATATCAAACTCTTCCCCTCCCTTTTCGTCTACTGGATGTCCAAAATCTTCCAATCGCGAACCCATCACTATATCAGTGATATTCTTTTGTCCCACCGGGAAAAGCATCTTCACATCCATGATGAATAAATATATCAGTATTAGTTGTTTATGATTTTAAATTATCATCTAAATCAAATTTATAAAAAATAATATTCATTATGAATAAAAAAGAGTTCACATAAAAAATTTTTTTTGTCTTTATCTATACTAATTTTATTGATTTTTTATTTGTTTTTTTCTATATATTTGGATTTTTATGATTTTGTTTTGTGTTTTTAGTTGAATGCAGTGTAGATGTGTGTCAAGCAGATGTATGCAGTAAGATACAAGATATTTGTACCAATGGTCTTGTTTGTCGTATCTGCCAGTGGAAATGGTACAGATGGCAAAGAAAAGGGTGAAATAGTAGTGCTTTCTGCTGATCGCAGTTCATCTGTTTTCTTTGCCATAGGTCGCGCAAGTGGCTTGGGTACCAACTTGATGAGGGAATCGATGCGTTTTTCCGCTGCATCAATGCGCCGGATAACCGATTTCGGGAAGTTGGGCTTCAAGTCATCCGTGTCAGGGATTGTTGGCAGAAATGGCCTATCGTAGCTGTAGGGATCGAATGACGGTGTGTCGCGATACTTGATAGTTCTTTCGCGGACAGTAGGATCGTGTCCCCAACTACTGGCCAAGACCGAGTCTGCCAAGAAATGCGACATCCGGGTGGTTGCAAGATCTTTGGATCCTGTACCGTGATACATGTACCGACCATGGTGTCCAGTGGAGCTCATGTTAGGAGCGGTTGTAGTAGCGTTAGTAGCTAGTAGTAGCGTTTAGTAGCTAGTAGTAGCGTTAGTAGTGGTTATATGTGTGTATATGTTACTGAAAAAAAATAATCATGGAAATCAAATTTATGAACATGCGACAAAGATAAAGATCATTTATTATAGATAAAGGTCAATCAAATAGAGAAGTATAAATTTTATCCAAATGATCATATTTATCAACGTATTTTACTGCTAATCCAGTGACATGTGCTCCTTTATGTACACTTTTTTCAGAATATGGATTATAATAACAACAATTTGTTACAATATTTCCATATATTTTCTCACCCAATTCATTAAGATAAATATAGATTGTTTGTCGATCTTGTGGACTTGTATTCATCCATAGATACTTTGTTTCACTCATTATTATAATATTAATTAAAAAAAATATAGTTAATCAAATTTATATAGGTGAATTTTAAATATGAAGAGAGTGCATCTTGTTCATTAGTTCTAGGTATGGTCCATCTGGTATTTTTTCTTTTAATGAAAAGATGATATCGCTCATTTCTTGTATAGTATCATTATGATTTGATTGTCTATTTGTCCTTGCGATAAGTCTACGTAGTTCTTGTTTATCCATATCTAGATAATGACATTTTTGTGTTAAACTATCTATTTTTTCTTTTAGAATTCCATGTGAACTACAATTAATGGTCAATGAAATAGTCATGTTGATCCCGTGACAAAGTGTATGCCAACTAATTTCTCTAGAAAGTGAATATCCAAATAATATTGCGAATCCAATAGGGATGATTTGTAAACAATATTCATCAATAGAATCTGGAAGAATTTTCACTTTTTTGTATCGAGAGTAACCGAGTGCAATGATGTACGCGATGAAGTAAGAAAGGAAAAGTTGATATATGTATAGATTATTCTTGAATAGTTGGAATAAACCTATGAACTTTTCAGAACCTCCATAACGTGGCCATATGAACTGCACCACCATCATATTGATAGTAGCAAGAATGACCAAAACCGAAGCGGAATATAAATCCCCACAGAACTCTTTAAAAGAAACATTTGAGAACATTTTAAAGTTCAGTAGATTAGTGTATTTTGATAGAAAAAATATTCATTAAATCAAATTTTTGTAAAAGAAAAAGACACAGGTTTTCATTTTGAGAGTAAATAACTCCTCTTTAAATTTATAAAAAATAATATTTATTATGAACAAAAAAATAATTATAATGAGGATTTAAATTGTTCAGTTAGTATGCAGAGATGTCAAATGTTGTGATTCGGTGACGCTTATAATTGTTCGCAAGTAGTCTCTTTTGGAGGGCGGTTGCTCGTCGTCTCTTTTCTGTATTGCTCTTACTATTATTGCAGGCAAACTCAAGGATCTTTTCCTTTGACGAATGATCATCCAGATTGAGATTATCTACTTCTGTTTGGATTGAGTGGAGAAGATTGTTCTTTGTTTGGAAATGGATGTCTGAATGCTGAAGTGGGGTGATGTAACTCTCAACTGAAACGATTGACTTTTGATATTCCTTTGCATCATTAAACAGATGCTTGACATACTTGTAAGTCACCTTCTTCTCAAACTTCGACTCATCAAGATCTTCACTGATAAGAACAGGCTTGATGGTGCGTGGAACTGGTGGGCGAATGCGGAGAATTTCATTCATAAGGAATATCTTTTGCTTGTCGTCATCCTTGATGTTCTCAATTGACTCTCGAGAGACACCAAGATTAAGAGCATCCTCAAGAAGTGATTCGTGATCCATCTTCTTGAGATCATCTGGTCCAGGTGGAGTCTCAAAGACAACTTCTTCACGAGAGATAACCTTATTGTTGTTCATTTTGTTATAGTTTGTTCTTGTAATAAGAAAAAAAATGGATAAATCAAATTTATGGATTGTTATAATAGGATATGAACTAATCTAGCGTCTTTGATCGCAAGAAGCGCCTCCAGGTTGATGAATTCGTCGTTGCTTGCGGAAATATTTGTTCTTGTTTTTGTAATGATGTTTTGAGAACTGATAAGTTTCATAACTGCGAGTACATGGAAGATAAATCTTGCAGAACATCCTCACATAATAGTAGTAGTAGTAATTCCACCCATAAACATCAAAGTGTGGATAGGGTTCACTTGGAGCCCTAAATACAGGAGAGGGTGGTAGTCGCGGACAAGATTCATCTACATGCTCAAGTGAGACGAGTGAGACGAGTGAATCAAGGAACCCATCTGTGCTGCAGGTGTTGGTGTCAGTGTTTTTGATGAGTTGTAGAGCCATTATTGTTCTTTGTTTTTTAATAACAAAGATATTATGATAAATCAAATTTACAAAAAAAATGCCTCATATGAGGACTTTATACTTCGCGCGGGATTCGAACCCGCTAGGTCTAATGCAAATGATATAGATAGAGTAATGCGCGTAATTTCCTCACTTTACCAAAAGAAATTCTCAGAAGTGATCAGCTTCAAAGGGTATTCCGCCCACCGATCTCAACCAGCTCACATGAAGAACTTACACACCTCTACAAAATCAACCCAGTCCTTTTACCCCAATTGGGAAAGACCACCGCTTGCCACTCGGTCTGCCGAAGTTTGTAGTCGCTTAAGCCGACAAATCTTTATCACATATGGGACTCGAACCCATGACCAATTGATTAAAAGTCAATCGCTCTACCAACTGAGCTAATGTGATATAGTCTGTATGGGGAATTGAACCCCCCTGACGCACTCTTTAAAAGATCTTTACTGACTAGCAGGCTCGCGATCACCCGTTTATCAGCTAAGAAATCACTAATGAGTGTTTCAGGTGTCCCCCGGGGGATACGTCTTGACCACAAAGATATGATACAGACTTTATGACTCATGTGGGACTCGAACCCACGACTGCCCAGTGCGCACACCGGACGGATCTACCAACTGATACCTAATGAGTCTTGGATGTCGATAAATGTAGTGGATGCTGGGAATTAAAATATTTGGAGAAAGTACCAGTCAATCCTAGGATGTTATCGCAATTAAAGGTTGGGATAATGAAAATCAAATTTATGAAAGAAAATCTACAAATAAAGAGCATAAGAGCGCCATGCCTCTTGGATTGCGATTGCTGCTTCATGGTGATTGTCTCCACAGAGCATGTCGTGTGTAATTGGGATCTCTGTGATACCCATTTCCAGATATTCTATGATTTCATCTGGTACATCAAAGTTTTCAGGTATATCTAGGGGGTGATGTTCTTGTTCATTAATGTCTTCTTGTATTTCTTCTACCGTGGTATCAGTAAAGTAATCTGGGATAATGTATCCATTGATATTGTTCGGCCCGATGATAACATAATCATCACCAATGTTGGTGTTGGCATTGGCGTTGATGTTGATAGGAATATTTTCAGATTCCTGGAGTTCAATGGATGTTTGAAATCCCTGATACTCAAGGTAATCTATAAGAGAGTGTCCCCCATCATATGGATTAATCGGGAACGGAAAGAGTTCTTCGTAGTTCATTGTAATGTCTGTTGTTTTTGATGTTTTAATGAATTACTAATCATCTTTAAATCAAATTTATAACTAATAATTATAATAGGAATAAAAATTCATCTGTTTCCCTCCCATTTTGATTAGTAATTTATCAATCCAGTCAAAGCATGAACTATTTTTATTATTATTAAATATTGGAGGACCTTTTGATGTTTTCATTAAAATAACATCATAAAAAATATTTATGTTTTTTTGCTATATATTTGTATTTTTATTTGTTTTTTGCTATATATTTAGATTTTTTTGTGTTTTGTGTTTTGTGTTTATCGAAAAGCTGACCCGCAATCACTGGCAGCAGAAGATCCGGTATGGATATATATCACAGTGAATTGGGCTCTATGTCTAGTGAGTTTTTCCCCAGAGTTCTTTGACATAGTCAAGAAACAGTATTTACCCACCTCTGGGATAAATTTCCGGAACTTAGGTGGGAACCAGGCAATTCCGTAGGGTGTTTCTGCGAAATTGTTTTCGAGGATCTTGGCATGGATCTTGTATCGATCTTTGAGCAAGACATGACCGATTTGCCCCTGTTGCACGTGTTTGATTTCGGTGGGGTGGCGTCCAAGTTTCTTCCATTCGTCCATCATGTTGTTAATTGAATCGCCCATGCGCTCAACAACTTCGCCGCACCATCCGGTTTTGCCTTTCCAGATCCGCCCGTTGAGCGTCAAGGCATTTGATCCGGCGCGTTCTTCAGGGTCGCGAGACTGTGCTGCATTGAGATTAGAGATCATGATAAGCTCATCCACTACATTTTCTTTGAGCCACTGCTCATAATCCCAGTCTTCTTCGGCCAAGTCCAAAACGAGTTCTATATCGTAGTGGAGTGGTGCGCAGTAGTAGTCGTAGATGTAATCGCTTGGACAACCGATTGCACCAATGTCGCTAGAATCGTAGGTCTTGAGTGTGTATTCATGGCGATATTGGCACCAGTTCCAAGAGCGCTGTCCTCCACAAAGTAGGCCATTTTGGCTGTTGCAACCGCCTGGGCCCTGGCAGTGGAATCCACCCTTGTTAAACTCCCAAGAGTTCTTGGAGAGTTTCTCCATTTTGGAGCAGTATTGGACTGCCTCAATCTTGGCGTCGATGATCTTGACGCGCTCCTCCTCTGCGCCTTTGACGAGTTCTTTGAACTCTGCGAGATGATCAGCGGTGATGTACTGGTAGCCGGGTACCAGCTGCATAGCAAAATCTTGACGGACCCAAAAGGGTTCATCCGGAAACTGGGTGATCTCCCATGTATCATCCCCTACATCAATCTCGATTGTGTGGAGAACCCCAGGCGGGAAAATGGTGGTGGCCATATTGCAGTAGTTTTCTGCTCTTAGACTCTGTGCTTAGACTCTGTGCTTAGACTCTGTGCTTAGACTCTGTGCTTAGACTCTGTAGCTTTGTATTGTAAGTTACTGAAAAAAAAATATTCATAAAATCAAATTTATGAACATAAGATAAAGATAAATGAACAATAAAATGTTCCCAGATAAATTAATTGTAGATTATATTTTCTTGATGTGGATTATTTTCTTCTAACCAGTCTATAATAGCATTTCGCTGACCTTCTGTAATAACAATATTAAGTCGTTGAAGCATATAACCTCTGTAAGTAACAGCACAAACATGTAGTTCATTTGGAGTATATAAATCAAAATGAATATATGTATTATTTGAGGGAACAATATATTTTTTGTTCTTTTTAGGGGCATTAAACTCCAGATAGAAATTTTGTTGAGATTGAGATAGTTCACACCACTTTTTCATCATATCGGTATTAATGGTATAAGCAATTCATTATAAAATCAAATTTACATAAAAAAAATGATCTAATTTTTAGTTGTTTTTATCTATATATTTTAATTTTTATGGATTTTATGGATTTTTGGTGGGTATTCTACTACTGGATTGCGATTTCTGCGCCAGCATACTGGAGCAACGGATATGGGTGATTGGGTAGATGTTGCAAGACCCATGCAACGATCGCATTATGCTGACCTTGCGTCAAGCGGTAGTTGATGGTTCGGCAAAGGGTATCGCCCATATCGCACACCGCATTGATTTGTGCTTCGGTGGGTGTGCAACCCAATGGGGCTGGATCGTTGTTTTGAGGCGTTTGCCTCACGTTGTTGATGGTGGGCGCGTAGAACTCGGTGTAGAAGTCACGCTGCACCGGGGTCAAGTCCCCCCAGGTGATCTGCTGGTTGTTATTGTTAGCCATGATTCTGTGGTAGTGTTGTGTGTTTGTAGTTTCCTGTGTGTGTTGTGTTAAGAGTTAGGTTGCTATGTACTTTTACTCTGTAGCTTTGTGTTGTGATTTAATGAATTATAATAATCATGGAAATCAAATTTATGAACATAAGATAAAGAACCTTTTTTTAATCTTTATCTTTGATTTATTGGAGTTGTAAGTGGTGGATTAAAGTATTGATTAATATCATTGATAAATCCACAAAACCAATGATCTCTACCATCTAATCCTTTAAAGTCAAACCGAAAATGTTTATTAATACAATCATTACCAAATGCTTCTTTGTAGGTCCATAGACATCCTTGCCAGTTATATTTATCTCCATATAATACTCTCATTTGTTCGGTAATATCTACATCATCTAAAACAGCTTTAACTAAAGGTGGTCCTCTATAATTTTGATAATTATCTGAAATCAACATTTTATATAATAAAAATATATGAATGATTTTTTTAAATATATTTTATATATATTATAATATAAATAATGGTAAGAAGATCTCCACGTTTGAATAAAAGAAGAAAGCGTTGTCCCAATGGTAGTCGTCGTAATCTTAAAACGATGCAATGTGAAAAAAAGAAAAGAAGATTAAGATCAAATTCTAAATATACAAAAAGATGTCCTAATGAGAGTCGCAGAAAACCACCAAAGACAGGTCAATGCGTCAAAAATAAAAAGAGAAAGAGTTCTAGACGCAGTTCTAGAACATTAACATTACCGGATGTTTCTATAAGAAATACATCTAGAAAAAGTTCATCTAGAAGAACTTCATCAAGACGTAGAAGTTTAAAACTTTAATTTTTCCAATATAGTTCTTTTGATGGATAATTATGAGAATATTCATTAAATAAATTTTTAAATTCACTATCAATATAAAAAGTTAAGTTTTGATCGCATATAGATTTTTCACATTTAGTTGTCCATTTCATAGATTCTATAATTGGAATACCATTAGTATCATATCCTTTAATTGTATTTTTTTGATATAAATATTTAGATAAATATTTTATTTTATTATTTACTCCTTTTATACTACCATTACCTCTTGCGAAATGTTTTAACCTCCATTCGCATTGACATGCTGATTTTTTATCAGTGAATCCGTCAATAATACATACAGGATACCAATTATCTCTTTTACTTGTATATCTTGCTCCACCTTTTAAATCACCATTATGTTGTCTGAAACGTTTTGTAAAATCATTAGTCATACCTACATAGGAATAATTATCTGATTTAAGAATATAAACAATATACATTTAATTTAATTTTATATATATAATATATATATGGGAAAAACTAAACGTTTAAATCAAAAAAAGGAAATAGATCAAAGAAGAAATCCAAGAGAAAGACAAATAGAAGGGATTCATTAAAAAGACGTTATAAGTTTATAAGAAGTATTACGAAAAAGAAAAAGAAAAAATTAAAACAACCTTTACGTGCGGGTTTAAAAAAGGGTGATTCGGCGAAATGTATAGGATTATTAAATTTAGCACTTAAACATATTCATCAGGGTAAAATGGATGATATATTTACTAAAGAAGATCATTGTTTGTGGTCTTCGGGTTTTCTAGAAAGTGGTATTAAAAGAGGATTTAAATTAATGAAGAGCGGTAATTATCAATTAGATCCCAATTGTAATGTAGTATGTTTATCGAATGCTTTACTTGTATACACGATGATGAAATTAGATTATCATGAATTAAGTGATTTACAAAAATTATATTTATTCTTTTTAGATTATTTAAATCGTTCGGGAAATGAGAGAACAGGTAAAACATTGCCTTTGGATTATGCATTAAAAGCGATTGAGAAAGAATTATCCCGAGCGGAAGAATATCATAAAAAGAAAGTAGATGAAAAGGCGAACGCGAAAAGTATAAAAACAGCATTAAAGAGTATTGCTAAAATAGAATCAAGGAAACAAGAAATTATTGATAGATATAAAGTGGATGACGATGATTGGCCTTGGTCTGGACCTCTCACAGATAGTGCCGAAGAGGATGAAGATGGTAATCCTCAGGTATATTGGATTAATGAAGATACAGGTGAATTTTCTTATACAGATCCCGCCGAGTCATTCCCACACTCAAGACCCCGGTCAAACATTAATAAAGTAAATATTTGTGGTTCTACGGATTGTATTTATTTACACGAAGATGAATTCATAAAAAATCCTGAATTAGGAGAGCCGATTGAAAAATTTTGTAATCATGCGATTTTAATTTTCAAAGGACTGATTTGGATGTTAATGAAAGAATTTAGTGAATCAGATATACATATGTATAATATACAGGGCAGTGGTGGTGGTTTATATTGCGAACACGATGATTGCGTAGAATCAGTGGATACATATACAGAAGATGAATTAAAAGAACATATGATAAAGAAACATGGTAAAAAATCTGAACCAGAAAAATCGAATTATGAAAATGTAATTAAGTTAGATTTAAGTATGAGAGCATTATTAAACAATACTGATTCAATATTAGTTCCAATAAATGAAATATATTTTGAACGTGGGGATACATATAGCCCAGGCGAAGAAAAATTTCATGATCAAGCATGGATATATCATAAAATGAAAAAAGTTTTAGTAAGTGATTTAGATGATAAAAAATTATATTTAACGGCAGATTTAGATGATGATGATGGCGAATGGGGAGCGCGGTGGAATATTTATGATTTTTTAAATAAACAGATTGATCCGGTATTTACTCAAATAGAAATTATAATAGAAACATTACCGAATGGGATGCGTGTTCCACAGTTAAAAGAAGTTATAGTAGGATCTATTACAAATCATTGGTATGTGGCCCCCAAGAAAATAATTTATGATGATGTATCTATCCAGATGGCTTTATAATTAAAATACATTTCTAAATTTGATTATATTTAAATATAAAAGATTTTTATTTTAAATAATGACAGATTTAGAAAAGAAGTGTTATATTCTTGAGGAAGAAAATATGATTTATAAAGACGATTTAAAAAATTTAAGAAATATAATTGAGAAATTAAAATGTGAAAATTGTGAAATGAAGGCTGAATTAAGAATTTTAAGAACGGAATCATTAAATTACAGATGTTTTAATAAAGATGGTGCAGAGGCAGTTGAGGAATTATTAGAGCTTTTAAATAAAGATGATAATTTTACTTATAATATTAGAAGAAATGGTAATTATTATAGGATATATAATAAATTTGGATCATATATATTTGTAATAGAAAATTATGATTGTGGAAGAGCAAATAAGGGATTATTAACAACACCTGAACCAAGTAAAATAATGTCAGTTGATAAAAAAAAGTTTGAGAAATATACAAAGAATTGGGAAAATTATGGTAATACAACAACAACATTGAGGAAAAAATATGATTTTAGAGGCAAACCTATTTCAGAAGTTTTAAATTTATTAAATAAATTTAAATAAAAAATAATTAATGATTAAAATTATATTTAATCTTATATGCCAATGATAATTCTGGATTATTAACAATTGCATTACATTTTTCATTATTTTCATCAAATGTAAATATCTTATTTTGATAACAATATTTTCTTGCTAATTTTGTACAAGAGATACAACAATTTGTTTTTTTAATATTACCTTTTTTAGCCCATCTCCATATATATATTTCTAAATTACGATTATTACTATGTCTACAATAATTAATAGCTTGTTCTTCAGCATGGATAGATGATTTGTGATGATTGTAACCACATGGGCGACTCATTCCAAAATTTAATATATTTTTCTTTTTTTTATCATATATAATGTAATTGACTCCGCGTAAACAAATATCCTTTGAATATAAATTAGATATATTATGATTATTATTTTTCAATAATAAATTAGGATATTGTATATTCATATCATATTTTTTTTAATAGTATAATAAAAATTATTATTTTAAATCAAATTTATTCGAATGATAAAACATATCCTGTATTTGATGAATGTGGACTTTCTAAAAAATCTTCTTTAGAATATAAAAGTCTATATGTCATAGTTTTATTCCCTTTAATACTTTTTTCCAAACCGATACATTTATAATGATATAATTTAACAATTTGTCTTAATATTGTGATACATTTTTTTTCATCTAGATCATTTAAATATTTTTTTGCTTTACATGGCAAATAATATTCAATTAATTTTTCTTTTAATTCATTTATTGTGTTAACTGTATTTATTTCTATCATATGTGATTTAGTAAATAATCGGGTATCTTCTAGATTAGTAAGACCAAATGCTTCTAATATATCTTGAATAATATTTTCATCAGGTATAATTTTAAATAATTGATTCTTTAGCATTTAATTATTCTATACTTATAAAATGATTTTTAAATAAAAACAAAATTAGATATTATTTTGCATAATGACGACCATATTTCATCCAAGCAAAAATTGATAATGTAAAACCAAGTAAGAAACCCGCAATACACTGATCGGGGTGATCTTTCATAAAGGGTCTAGTTAATAAAGGACCAACAAAAAATGTTAAAATACTATAAAAAATCATAATACCTATCATAGTGGGATTAGAAAGATGAACCATATTTATAATATATAAATTATTTTAAAACATTTAAATTTACATATTCTAAAGTTTTTTGATGACTTGCTTCTAAAATTACTGGTGGTGAAACATTTTGTTCATGTGCTTGTTTCCATCTTAAGGCACAAAGACACCAATTATCGCCAGATTTTAATCCCGGAAATGATCCTCTTGGTGTACTTAAATCATTACCTTTACTTTTTGTGAAATTTAAAAATTCATCTGTCATTGTAGCACAAACGGTATGTGTACCTAAATCATCTGAACCTGTATTACAATAACCATCTCTATAAAAACCAGTCATGGGGTTAGTTCCACATATTTCTAAATTTTGATTATATACATTTTTATTATCATTATTAGAATCTAATAATTCATATATTAATTTATATATGAAAAAAAATAATAATGCACAAGGAAAAAAGAGTAATACAATTTTATAAATTTTTCTCATCTTTTATAAAATTAATTATATTTTTTATAGATTAAATTTAAATTTTTTTCTTACCCTTTTGTGATTTACAACCCTTATAAGGAGAACAACTACTTCTCATTGTAAATCCTTTTATATTTTTACATTTTTTTTTACTAAATTTTCTAGGCAATTTAAATGATTTTTTATCACTTATTCTAATACATGATTTATCTTTTTTTCTATGATTACAACAATTCACCATAATATAGTATATATTATTTTAAGATGGATTACTAAATATAATTAAAAAAATCATTATAAATATTAGCCAAAGCCACATACAAAGTATTGTATGATTTAGTATAAATTGAGTAAATCTAGTTTTTAAAGAAACTTTAATTTTAACTTCACTACTTTCGATATCCATTTTAAATTTAATAAAAAATAATAATTAATAATATCAAATTTAATTAATAGACTCTATAGCATTATTAATAGACTCTATAGCATTATATGGATCTTCATCAAAGAATTCAAGATATTCATATAAATCTCGAAGATCATTCAAATGATGACAGCCTGATAATATTTGTTGATAGATCACATTAATCTTATTAAGATATTCGAGTTGTTTAATTTTGTCTTCTTCAATCGCGCGACGAGCAAATTCCTTTTTTTGTTTATTTTGCAGTTTTACTGTTTCTGGGTCGGGGCAATGTGTGATATGTTTGAAGAGTTTATTGCGTGAGGGAAATACAATATTGCAATTCTTACATCTGCATCGGTTTTCTTTATCTGCGGATGAATTATTCATCAACTGAACACTGATAGTATATTATGATGATAAAAAAATAATAATAATATCAAATTTTATAATTTATATTTTAGATTTACGTAAATGAATATTCATATACATTCCTAAATAATCCCCATGAATATCTAATGGTCCCATTGTAAATGTATTAATACCCATATAATTTGGATCATTTACAGTATTACTTTGATGAGAATCTAATGAAAAATCGTGATTTTTAAATATATTAAGTAAGATTAATCTCATTTCCATGTGAGCGAAGTTTTTACCTAAACAATTACGGGGTCCATATGTAAATGGACTATATCTATCACTCTGAACATTATAACCTCCAAACCCCTTGTAATCCCATATTTCAGAATCATGAAATTCTCTATCGGGATCAAATACATCTGGATTATCCCATAATTCTGGATTTCTATGACGAGTCCAATTAATAATTTGACAATATGTTCCTTTAGGAACATCTACTTTATCACCATTAATACCATGAATAGTTTCATCCTTTTCTAGTTCTCGAAATGTGCCATTTGCTAGTGCAGGCCACATTCTTAATGTTTCTGCGATACACTTTGTCATAAATGGTAATTGATCGAATGTATCATAATTTTCTTCAGGGTTATTTTTCCAATATTCATCTATTTCTTGTATGAGTCTTCTTTTAATAAATGGATGTTGTCCTAATTCATATAATAGCCATGTAAGAGTATGACCTGTAGTATCATGACCAGCGAATGCAAATAATATGATATTACCAATATTCTTTTCTAAATCATTCGAAGACTGAAAATAAACACTAGCCGGTCCTTTAGATTTTTTAGTTTCTTTTAATGCTTCAGTTGTAAATTCTTCTAGATATTCAGTATTAATTCCCGCAAATACATTTCTAATTCTTTTATTTGATTTCTGTTCAAATTCATCACTAAATCCAAATAAAGCTTTCTGTAATTGTGCTTGTGTTTCATTAAGGAAAAATTCACTCATATTAACAGATTCAGTATAATTATTAGACATATTAATGAGTAATTCACTACATAATCTTGCTCTTTTAACACTTTCAGGGAATATTTTCTTTAGTGATAAATTTGGTAAAAATGCAGGATTCATTTCACTCCTTTGATGTTTCCAATCATCATTGTCAGTTGTAGATATAATACTAGTATTCAGTAATTGTTTAAAAATAGGAGCCTTCTTAACATGCATTTTAGATATTCTTCCTGCATCTCTAGGATCATTAATAATAATCATATTGTCAATTGTTTGTTCTCCATTCCAATTATTAAATAATGGTAAACAAATATTTGCGGATGGATTTTTTAAATCTGCTAAAATTTTAGTAATAAATATATGATTGTAACCTTGTAAAACACTTTTATAATATTGTGAAACTAATTCCCTACGATTATCTGATGGTGATAAATTAGGAATAAAATATGAAAGATCTATTTCTGAATCAATATACTTTTTAAGTATAGAATAATCGAAACTGATAGCTTTTTCTTTTGGTGATAATTGTGTAGGAATTTCCATTGTATTATATTTATAATATTTAATATTTAAATAAAAAATCAAATTTTAATTTTCAGGATAAAATATTACATATATATAAAAATATAATAATATTTATATCGTTATATTATAAAATTAATTTATGATCTTAAATTTTTATTCATATTATTATAATTTTAATGAGACATAAATTTTATTTATCTCAAGTTTAATAGATTCATAAATCATATCAATTAAATCTGAACATATATGTAAGTTGTTTGATAATAATAGTTTTGCGAATGATAATCTTTGTTCATAAATAGTTATATCTTCTACTGTTTTAGAAATAAACATATTAAAAGGTTTAGGCGATTTCAATTCCTTTATATTTAAACCACTCATAATGCGATAACATTTCATTACATCCAAATGATTCATATTAATATTTAAATAGTCAATATGTATTTTATCAAAATACGAACTAAATTTTAATTTACCCCCTGATTTACTTAGGATAAATTTATAAATATTAATAATGTTGTTATTGGTTAGATATTCTCTACACTCCCTTAGGTATGTGATTTGCTTTTCATATACACTCATTCTTTTGGTAAAATCGTTATCTTTCCAGAATTTTAAACGATAGTTGGTATAAATCATACATCTTAAATATTTTAAGTATTCTAACAAGTTATTCTTACATTTATCTTCATAAGTCAAGTTTTCTCTTTCGCAATTCTCAATACCGATCATTTTAAAGAAATTTTTTTCGTAATCATTTAAATTATAAGTATCTTTTAATTCCATCATCTTCTCAATGAAAATTAAAAAGTTTCGTTTGGGAGCGTCTATTAAATAAGGTGTTTTAAATAACCATTTATTTTCTTTCCTACAAGTATACCAAATATTAGATGGTCCAATTAATAGATCACCAATCATTTGTGGGATAGTGATTTCATCTGCAGGTTTACCTGTTCGAATAGTTCGAATGATACCCAAGACTATAATACAATTAATATTATCTGTTATTATGGGATTAATTCCGGTTGTAAGGGGCATTATTTATAGTATTCTTTTATTAACTGATAAAAAAAAATCATAATTAAAATCAAATTTTTAATCTGTTTTGTCGTATACATCTTTGAGTAGATTAACCAGACGGAGATAATCTCCGTCAGAGATAGAGCCCTGAAGCTTACCATCAATGAGAGATTGAATGTCTACTAAACTCTTCTTCACCTCTTCGTGTTTGTTTTCTTCAACCTCTAAGGGTTCTACACCAGTCGGTTCTGGACTGACTGGTGCCCATTTTACGATTGTATCACTTTGAAAACGATGATTCAATCTATTAATCCATAGTTTGATAACCGCACTCCTTCCATAACATTCACCGAGAATATCATCACCATGTGTCACAAACACCTTCTGAAATAGATCATTCATTTCAGAGACATATTCCACCGAATACTTACCTGGTACTACAAACATTTCGGTTTTCCCTCGGATTCCACCAATGTGAAACCCCTTTGTTTCGGTAAAAGGGATATCAATGGGATTAAATCTTAAAATGCGTTTAAACTCGGACAGATACAAGCTGATCGCACCCTGAACAACATACCAAGGAAGGAATTCTTGAAGGCCAAGATTGTTGAGTTTACGTAGTTCGCGTGTAACGATAATCAAGAATTCCTTCATTCTTTTTACTAGATCCGCTGGCAGATTATCTTCGGGGGATATAATTAACGGGTCACCAGATGTCTTCAATGTTCCTACATTTTCGTCTGGGCCACAGAATAAACGTTTTTCAGTTGAACCTTGGAGTGGTCTCTCGGTCGTTAAGTGATCTCTGAGGAACGTTAGGAGTTTAATAGCGGAAATATGTCCGCTGACTCGTGAGCCACCGTCACCCACACCATCCAGTTTAGGAAGACCGAGTATCGGTGGGACATCATATCCTATACCCCTGGAACACACTTCGTAGACCGCGAAGGTCATAAGCGCGTGACTCTCTCTGCTGAATAGCATACTGAATCAAGTGTTTAGAAGAGCAATTTTTTATTCTTGTTGAAAAAAAACAAACAAGAGTAAATCAAATTTTTTATCTTATTTATGAATAATTTATGTTCTGTTTAAGAAATTTATTATAGTGATAAAAATAATATATTAATACTATGTTTATTCATATTCTAAGAGTGCGTGCCTCTACTCAATGATACAAAATCCCGATATGATAGTGATATCTTATCACCTGGAATGCTACTGAATAATCCAAGATCATAATGCTTTCGATACATATTTTCCCAAGACCACTCTAAATATTGTAGAGACCAAGCTCTCTCATCCTCATCAAATATTTCCCCAAATATATCTTCGCTCTCTTTATCAATCCAATCTTGATTAAGATTTTTTTTTTTGAAATTTCTCCACATGTTTTGTATGGTAAGACATGCTATGGTTTGTTCTCGATCTATGTCTATCTGTGTCTGTGTCTCAACTGAAACATCCACCTCATCTAAATCCGTATCTGTTATTACATTTTTGTCATATACACTCTTGATTACATTGACCATACTGAGATAATCTCCATCTGAGATAGACCCACAGAGTTCTCTATCAATAATAGCTTGGATATTAACCAACCCCTCCTTTACCGAGGACATAACGAAGTATGTGAACCGCTCTTGACCTTTGTATAGGTGTTTAAAATAACCAAACCAGAGTAAATCAAATTTTTATCTTATTTATATTTATGAATAATTTATGTTCTGTTTAAGAAATTTATTATAGTGATAAAAAATATAATCTAACTAATTCTAGGTTGATAAAACTAATAGTCATCGTAAGTACCAGTCCAGCCCCCGAGTCCACCCATCTCTATAAAATTGTCATATAATGTTTCTAATCCCTCTTCATCATTGTTGAGATGAATTTCTTCTGGTTCTTGGAACATATTGTTTAGTGATTCAGTATAATCGATTTCCATATCTAATAGTGACAAACGAATGGCTCTCTGCATGTCTTCTATTTCTTGTATATCTAGTTCGTCTGTTTCTTGGGATTGTTCTGTTTCCCCCCTACTTTCTCTGCATCTTTCACAATTGCAAGGGGGGTCTCTAGAAATAGTGAGTGGTGGATCATCCGGTGTTTGATTGGCTCTAGTTCGTGTATTCAAAAGAATAGGCAATGTTGGAACATAGATAGTTCTGTCGCTCCGTGTAAAGACCATCAATTCATTCCACTTGTGTCGATGAAAGCACAATCCAGTATGAACATCAAATACCCATTTATTCGAGCCATAATAACCCAATCCAATCCCATTTGCAAGTATCCTTGGAATACGAATCTTCCTAGCAATGACATTACCTTGGGTTCCCGGTGTTTTCATTGAGATATGAAAATAGTGTGTAGTGTATGTACTGATACTTTGTCTTCCCCCAGCTGGAAGATATCTCTCTGTCGCGAGTCCTCTCCCGGGAATGATATAGCGATATTGATAATCAATGCAACCAGTATTTACCAGCATGATTACCCTCCTATAACTTTCAATATCTCCCGCAAAAGACTGAACTGCTCCGGGTGCTTGTTCGCCGAATGCTGAATAGCTTTGATAGCGAATTGGAGAACTATAAAATCTTCTCCAGTATTTTTGAATAATTATGGCATTTTCTATTTTTGTCGGGTTCAAACTACTTTGTTTATTGTTGTGCCTAACTAGATATCCACGAATATGTTTTTGGATAGTAATAATATGCTTGATGGTATTTTCTCGATCGTTTTCCAAAGATGCAAATAAGGAATTGTCAACTGCATTAGAGAAATCTCTGGCCTCTTCTGATAGTCTGCGAATAAGTTCATTTTCATCTTCATCCTCGACCCAATCCATATGTGCGTCCTGCGCAGATGGAAGATATTTATCGCGGATGTTTCGTGGAACTTCCCAAAACACAGAATTTCCATCTTGGTTTGGGAATTCGATCTCCTGTACCATGTCGGTCGCCCATTCATGATCAGGGAGTTTGACAGCACCTATCTTTATCATTTCATCGATTATCCACTTTAGTTTGAGTGAACGACCGATCCATTTGGTGTCGAGATGAGTTTCACGTAGTTCTCTTACTTCACTCAAGACTGAACGATATCTGTCATTAAGACTATTGTAGTCCTCCTCGCCCATTTCCACATTTTCTTTGAGCTTGGAAACTTCTGCTTCTAGTTTCCGGTTGTTTTCCACCCAAGTAGAGATGTTTTTGTCGCACTCATCTTGGAGATCAGAAATAGCCTTTTGATGGCGGCGCTCAATGCGACTGATTTGGAGCTCATGTTCTTCGCGGAAAACAGCTCTTGATTCTTTCATATCATCCAATTCCTTATTCTTTTTTTTCAAATCACACTCTAGATAATGAATTTCGGTTTTTCTGTTTTCATCCAGCATCTGCATGCGATGGTTATCTTTTTCTGCATTTTCGGCTTTTTTCTTGAATTTGTCTTTCCATTGTTCTAGCCAATCTGCACGCTTGGACAACTCACTAAACTTCTTTTCTAACTCACGCACTTTTGTGCCGCGACACGCTAGATGATGGCGTACTTTATCTAGCTCTTTGCGAAGTTGTACAACTTCAGGGTCTTCCCTCACAAGGGGAGGATAATCTTCGTCGTATTTGGGGCGGAAAACGCTTGCGTGCGCAGAAAGAGAGCTCATAGTCAACTGCCCTCCCTCAGTAGTATTGTGTAAGTTGGTGAATAACTCTATTCATATAAATCAAATTTATCATTAAAAAAATATTCACAAATGAACATTAAATGTTCATAAAAAATAATGATAATTAAATGATCATAATCGTTTATTAATTAAAGCGATGTAGTCTAACCGCTCTAACTGCTTCTGTATCTACATCATCAGCTAGTCTTTGACGAGCGAGGTCTATTTGTTCTGCTCGTGAATATTCTTCATCTTGTCTTTGTCTAATAAGAGTATTTTCATCCGGTTCATGAAATAGGTAGCTGATATTATATTCTTCAACATCATCGGTTAGTCTGAGTGATATATCTTTATTTTCATCCCTAGCGAAATCAAGAGACATTTGGATTGCTATTTGCAATCTTTGTAGATCTTGATCTTGCATTTCAATTCTCATTTGGCAAGTAGAGCAGTTACATCTAGGCACCAATGCGTTGATGGGTATATCTTCGTTATGAATAATATTTCGCGGCACTATGCTACAAAATCTGCGACGATTCTGTATTTCCCATAGTGATGGAGATATATTAATTCTTGTGTTGAGATCAAAATAAGATACTTTCATGGCACTAAAGTTAACGCGAATCCAAAATGTTTCATATGTCAACCAGTTTGTGATCTTAATCCAATGACCTACATAAGTTGATACTCGTGTACCCCCCCCAAGAGATTCTTTTTCAATTTTTATCCATTGTCCAAATATACGTGTTACTGGATTAAACCAGCAATAGCTATAATTTTCATCAATTTTTCCAGAATTGAAGAATTTAATGGTTCTAGAATAAAGATTTCGATTTTCCCTCAAAAGTGATGTTTTATGACCCCATATAGCATAGTGAGATGGTCCCAACTGATTTTGGTTATCCCAATACCATACTTTTGGATACTGATTCGCCCTGTTCGAGAATATAGAAGGATTAAAATTTCGGTGTCCACGAAATACGAAACCTCTGTAAATGGACTGAATACGAGTAGCAGCATTAATGCGAGTAGATCTTTCTTCCATAGTTTTTCCAAAAAGTCTCGTGGTGCGTTGCCTAGAGATAAACCCACGAATAAATGATTGAATCAAGATAATAATCTCTACAGCTTTGTCCCGATTTTCGGTTATCAAATCAATAATTCCGGAACCAATTTGTGATGAAAATTCGTGTGCTTCTCTAGAGAGTTCATCAATGAGTCTATTTTCGGTTTCTTCGTCTACAAACTGAATCTCTGCATCATCATAATTTGGGAGGACTTCTCGGTATAAAGAGTATGGAATTTTATCCCTAAAGACGGAGCGATTTGGTTCTTCTTGATTAGAGAATTCTATATCGTGAGCCATATCAATGGCCCAATGGTGATCGGGAAGCCGGATTGCTCCAACCTTTTCCATCTCATCAATGATCCATTTAAGACGAAGTGTATTTTTCATCCAAAGATCATTGTCTCTTACTATCTGTTTAAGATCATCGATTTCTCTAACTAGATTTCCATGCTTTATAAATTCTTTACCGCGATAATCATCAAAGTTATTACGAAGTTCGTAGAATCTGGTTTTGAATTGTTTCATCACTTCATTTTCTTCCCGGAGTTTGAAATTTATTCTAATCAATTTTTGCTGTTCTTCTTTATTTTTTTTTACTTGTTTCTGGTAGTCTTTTGACTTGCTTTTCAGTTGTTTGATTTCTTCATAGTGGCTACTGATAGTTTCTCTCATTCTAGAGAGCATTGTTTCTTTTCGTTTTGCTGCAATGGAATCCATCTCTATTTTTTGCTTGATCTGTTTGATTTGATCTTCTTTTTCCTGAATGATTTTCTCGAGATTGGATGTTTCTTTTTTTTGTGATTTCAGTTTTTCTTCATCAAGTTGATTTTGTAGGCGATTGATAGTGTCAGAAAGTTCATGGATGGTTGATTGACAACGTTCTTGATGTTCTTGGAGATCTCTGAGCCTGAGAGGCGAGGACATATCCGGCATTTCCTCTTCGGGTGGTTGTGTAGGAACAAATCCTACAGGTGGAACGAAAATCGCCGCCGCTGCAGACAATTTTGACATCCTATAAGAGTATATGTATATGTATTAGTACAATAATTACACTTCTTTAAATCAAATTTTTAAAATAATATATGAATAAATTTATGTTCTTATTTTTTATATGATCAGTTAAATATTTTAAAATATTATGATAATAATATAATAAATGAGTAAAGAAGATGAAATAAACGAAGAAGAAAAAGTTGAGTTAAATGATTTAAAACCATTAAATGTATGGGATGTTATTGAGACATATTTTAGAGATAATCCAAATTATAAATCTCAGCATCAAATAGATTCTTTTAATGAATTTATTTATAGTAAAACAAATGGTATTGAATATATAATAAAAAGAGAAAATCCTCAAATAATTTATAAAGATGCAATTGATGCAGATAAAGATAAATATAGATATCAAATAAATATTTATTATGGTGAAACTTTATTAGATGATGGTACAATTGATAATAAAAAAATAGATAATATTTATTTATCATCACCTATAGAATATTCAGGAGATGGTAATAGTTATATGTATCCTAATATAGCAAGATTAAAAGGATTTACATATGGTTCATGTATTTATTGTAATATAGGTGTAATTTTTAAAGATAATTTAAATGATGAAATAACTATTAAAAATTTTTCCAAAGTAAATATTGGTTTAATGCCAATTATGGTAAAATCTAAATTATGTATTTTAAATGATTTAGATGATATTAGATTAACTGAATTAGGTGAATGTCCATATGATAAAGGTGGTTATTTTATTATTAATGGGAAAGAAAAGGTAATATTATCACAAGAAAAGAAAATTAATAATATTTTGTATATAAATTCACAAAATGATGAACAGGTACCAATTCAGGGTATTTTAAAAAGTATATCAAAAGAAGGTTTCCAATCATCAAGAACAAATGCTATTTCATTAAATAAGATGATTCATAAAATAAATCCAATGAATGAAGAATTAGCAATCAAAGAAAAAAAAGATGTTTATAGAATAACTGTTCGTATTTTAGGAATTGATATTGTTATACCATTATTTATTTTATTTAGAGCATTAGGCTTTGAGACTGATAAAGAAATATTATCCTTAATTTATTATGATAGTGATCCACTAGAATTAAAAAAAAGATTTGCAGATGAATTATTTTATACTATTAATGGTGCAAAACCTGTTTTTACACAAAAAGAAGCAATGAAATTTATTGCAATGAATACAAAAGGAAAAGAAATTATTAATGTAATAGATATATTAACAAATAATTTTGCTCCAAATTATACTACAAATGAAGAAAAAGGTTATTATTTAGGATATTCAGTAAGAAAATTAATTTTAACAAAATTAGGAATATTAAAAGATACAGATAGAGATTCTTATTCTATGAAAAGAATAGATTTAGCAGGTTCTTTATTATTAGAATTATATCGTGAATTGTATTCTATTTTTCAGAGAAATGTTTCATTAAAAATAGATAATGATTTTAAATTTCATTTTAAAGATTATGGAAATGATATCAAAAATTTAATATCAGAAGAAAATATAAAAAAAGTATTTAATCCAAAAGCATTAGATAATATTTCTAAATCATTTGGTGCTGTATTTGGAACTGGATTATCAGGGAGACAAGGAATTGTACAAGATTTAAACAGAAATGCTATGTTAGGAACATTATCTCATTTAAGAAGATTATCAAATCCATTACCATCAGGATCTAAAAGTTTAGGACCAAGAAAATTACATAATTCTCAATGGGGATTTGTATGTCCTTCTGAATCGCCCGATGGTGGTAATGTTGGAATTATTAATCATTTATCAATTATGGCACAAGTTTCATTTAATGTTTCAGAAATAGGTATTCATGAAGCCTTAATTGACAATGGTATGATTTTATTAAATGATGTTATTCATCAAGAATTAAATCAAAATTGTAAAATATTTTTAAATGGCAAATGGATAGGTATTCATAAAAATCCGGATTTTTTGTATAAAATTATGAGATTATTAAAATTAAATAGTATTATTCATTTATATACATCTATTTATTGGGATATTAATACAAATGAAATTTATGTATTTTGTGATAATGGTAGATTATTAAGACCGGTTTTTGTATTAAAACAAATGGGTTCAGTATTATCAAATGAATTAATAGAGGGTAATTTTTCATATATGTCACATTGGAATCATTTAATTCGTGGGGAACATATGTATGATTTATATCCAGAATTATCTGTATATGATGAAACATATCATCGTGAAGAATTTATGAAAATAAAAACTAAATATGAAGATTATATATCTTATTTAGAGGATAATAAAGCTCAAATTGAGTATATTGATCCATTAGAAACAGAAGGATTTTTTATATCTAAAAGTATTTATTCTATAGATAAAGAATATACTCATTGTGAAATACATTCATCATTAATATTATCTGCTGTAGCATTAAATATACCTTTCCCAGAACATAGTCAATATCCAAGAAATGTTTTTTCATGTCAACAGACAAAACAAGCAGTAGGATTATATAGTTCGGCATATAATACTAGATTTGATACATTTGCTCATGTATTAAATTACCCACAAAAACCAATTGTTACAACTAGATATAAAAAATATACAGATGTTGATAAATTACCTTATGGTGTAAATGCTATTGTAGCAATTGCATCTTATACTGGATATAATCAGGAAGATAGTTTAATTTTAAATAAAACTTCTATAGAAAGAGGTATGTTTCAATCATTATATTATCGCAGTTATGAAGAAAAAGAAGAAAATACAGGAACAAGAAGAATTTATTTTGGAAATCCAGAAAATTATAACGATATTAAAAAAAGTAAAATTATAAATTATGATAAATTAGATACAAATGGTATTGTTAAAGAAGGTTATTATGTAACCGATAATGATGCAATTGTAGGAAATATTGGAGAAGAAGTAAATAGTAGTGGTAATATAGTTAAAAAAGTTTCAGGTAAATGTATAAAATTTGCTACATCTGGAATTGTTGATAAAGTTGTTGTTGTTAAAAATAAAGATAATTTAAGAACTGCAAAAGTAAGAATTCGTAAAAATAAGATCCCAACCGTTGGAGATAAATATGCATCTAGACCAGGACAAAAAGGTATGTGTGGTTTAGTTTTAGAGCAAGAAGAAATGCCTTTTACAAAAGATGGCATTGTTCCAGATATTATTATTAACCCTCATGCTATTCCAAGTAGAATGACAATTAATCAATTATTAGAAGTTGTTTTAGGAAAAAGTGCATGTTTAGGAGGATTTTTAGGTGATGCTACTGCTTTCCAAAATAATGATATTCATGATTATGCTAAATTAATGGAAAAATATAATTATAGTGAATGGGGTAATGAAATATTATATAGTGGTATTACAGGTGAACAATTAAAAACATCTATCTTTATAGGTCCTACTTATTATCAACGATTAAAAATTATGGTAGCAGATAAAATGCATAGTAGAGGACAAGGACCATTACAAAGTTTAGTAAGACAACCTGCCGCTGGAAGAGCAAATAATGGTGGATTAAGAATCGGTGAAATGGAAAGAGATAGTATTTTAGCTCATGGTATATCAGGATTTTTAAATGAATCTATGATGGAAAGATCAGATAAATATTCTGTAAATATAAATAAAACTACCGGATTAATATCAAATGGTGAAGAAAATGATAATATTGTAAATGTAAATATGCCTTATAGTATGAAAATGTTATTACAAGAATTACAGACGATGAGTATTGCTCCACGTTTAATTACAGATAATTCAATAGAAAATCCATATGTTCATGAATATATAGAAAGAGGATTTAAATTATAATTTAGATAATAAAGATTTTAAATTAGTTAAACGATTTTTAAATATATTATTATTATTTATTATAATACAAGAATTATGACATATTTTAATATTTTGTTTATTAGATGATAATATTTTATCTATTTCATCTATAATTTTATTAGAATAATATTTTAAGATTTCAGTATTAAATTTATTTTTTAATGAATTCATATCATAAATAATGTTATGATTTACTAATATTAGTAATTGATTCCAAAATAGTGAAAAATTATTAGGACCATCATAATCTTTAATTTTTCTTCTTTTAGTTCTATATAATCGTTTATTATCATAATATTTAATGGTTATATTTTCAGAAAATAAAATAGTCATAAACTGACTTTATTATACATAGATAAAAATATTATTTTTTATTTTTTTTAGGTTGTTTTATTTTTGGCATACCTTGAGTTGGTGCGTTTCTGTTTTGACCGCGAACATGTGTTCTTCCACCACTCGGTGTGTTTCTCATATGAGGTGTCACTTTAACTTTTCCGGGCATTTAATATTATAATTATTTGATATGATATAAACTTTAAATATTTATTATTGACAAGGTTTAAATGATTTGCGATGCCATTTAGTGGGACCAAAATCTTTTAATGCTTCCATATGAGTTTTCGTTCCATAACCTTTATTCTTATCAATATCATAATTTTTTAAAATACTATTATCTTCGCATAATTTTAAGATATATTCATCTCTGTATTCTTTTGCTAAAATACTAGCAGCAGCTATATTAATATATTCATTATCTCCTCCTGGAATACAAACATGAGGTATAAACTCAAATGTATTTTTATCATTATATTTCTCAAAATAATTACCATCAACTAAAATGGTATCAATATTAATTACAGATGTAATATCATCTAAACAGTGATGCATTCCAATCATAGTTGATTGTAGTATATTATGTTTATCTATATCTTTTTCATATATAAATTGTACATTATAAGCAATAGAATTTTCTTCAATATATTTTCTTAATAATTTTCTATTTTTTTCTGAACATTTTTTAGAATCTTTAATTTCGCATGGTGGTGGATTATCTCTTATATCATTCATTATAACCGCGCCAACTACAACTGGACCTAATAAACATCCTCTACCGGCTTCATCAAGACCAACTTCTAAATTTTGTGATTTATAATAATTTTTCATAATAATATTATTTATAATATATTATTTAAATATAGATTATGAAAACAAAAAAAAAAGATATAAGAGATAGTGGTATAAGATTAAAACCAATTGAACATAATATATTAAAAAACTATTCTAAATTTACTAAAAGAAAAAAGAAAAAAAAGAAGAAAAAGAAAAAGAAACGATCAATTAAAGAGGTTCATATAAAACCAAAAATAGATGATATTGACAAATTATTAACTGAACAAAAAATTCATACAAAAAAAGATATTAAAATTATTGATACAGAACTAGAAGAAGAACAGGAAGAACCTATAACAAAAAAAATTGATATTGTTAAAGGAAAAGCAGATATAAGTTTAAATGATCCAAATATTAAAAAAGTAAAAGTAGATAATATTGAGGAAGAAGGAAATAAAAAAGGTGGTGGTATTATAATAGGATAAATTTATCGTCTACGTTTTGATCTTTTAGATGATTTCCTACGCTTAGATTTTCTTTTCATAGATTTTCTTTTCTTTGAATATTTTTTACGATATGATTTTCTTTTTTTCCCACCACCTAATTGCCCTTGATTTGCCACTCGTAAGACTAAATCTTCACAATCTTTTTGACTGAGGTGTGGATATTGACTCTGGCAGGTATTCATCATAATTTGCGTTTTCGATTTTCTTCCAAATTTGGGCATTTTTGGCATTATATATATATATATATATATTTTTTTCGTCTAAATTAATATTTTTTAATCTTTATAAAATTAATAATTTTATAATGAATTCAGAAACAAAATATAATTTATTATATCTTGCCAAACCTGTTTATGGTGGTTGGGTAACATTTACTTCACATTTATCTCATAAATATAATTCACCGATTTATAAAATAACTGAAAGAAATGAAAAAAGTAAAAGAGATTATGGTTATGATTGTAAATATCAAAATTTAACAATTGAGAATATCTTAAAATTAGATAATTTAGTAATTACTGCAATTGATAAACATTATTATAAATATTTACATTTATTACCAAGTAATACAAAAATAGTAATTCATGATCCAACTGAATGTAAGGGTTCATCTAAAAATCCTAATCCACTGGTATTATCAACTGATAAAAATGAAAAACCATTATTAACTCAATTTAATGTAATAACAATTCGCGAAAAAGTACAAGATTATTTACATAATAAATTTAAAATAAAATCTACGTTTATGCCTCATCCATTCTTTTCATATGATTTACCAAAAAATGATGGATTGGGATATAATTGTGTATCAATTGCACGAATTGATTTTGATAAAAATACAGATATTTTATTAAAAGCAAATACAAAGATAAAAAATAAGAAAGATCATATTTATTTATTTGGTGCTGAAAATCGTATTTATGTTCATCATAAATTAAAAAATTTAAACATAGATGAATATTGGAAAGGTAAATTTCCCAAAAATTTATCTCCATTATATGAAAATAAAAGTATTTTAAAAGATGCAAAATATATGATTGATATGTCAATTATCAAGGGAGACGGTGGTGGAACGCAGTATACATTTTTAGAAGCAATTCACCATAATACTTTATTAGTATTACATAATGAATGGATTAATCGTGGTGATTTATTTAAATCTGGTTATAACTGTATTGGTGTATCTAATGATACAGAATTAAGTGAATTTATTAATCATGGATTATCAGAAGATAAGTACAATGAAATATTACAAAATAGTAAACAGATATTAATCAAACATATTTAATGACTCTTTTTTCTAAGTTTTGATCTATTTTTAGATTTTTTCTTTTTAGATTTACGTTTTGATTTACATGTTATTTGATAACAGTGAATTTGTTTTTTACATAAACATGGTTGACATCTACATTTTTTACATCTTTTTTTAGTTTTAGATTTTCTTTTTTTAGATTTACCTTTTATTGATTTTTTCTTTCGTTTTCCACCACCCATAACACCGGTTGACTTTTGTATTAATTCAGTTATACCTGCTTTAAGATTTTCGGTTGTTATATGTTCATGAACATCTCTACCATTTACTAAACTTACATGTCCGCTAATTACTCCTATTATATATTTATTAATAGCACGAACAAGAGGAGCTATTTTATATGAGGGAATATCTCTCTCTCTTGTAACTGCATCTAATACTTGTAAATATGGATCTGCTGCATTATTTTTAATTAAATAAACTAATAATAATCTTAATTCGTTACTTCCATCTATATTTCCTCCTGTTCCTAAATTAATATCCGTGTCATTAATTTTAATTGTCCATTCATTTGTTTCTTTATTAAATGTAATTTTTTCAGGACATAAAGTATCTCCTAAATATATTCCCCCATAAGCGAAAGGAATTTGTCCATGAGCCCCCCCTATTTGTTTTCTGACCATTTATATAATTAATAAATATATATATAATTTAACAATAATTAAGAGCAAAAGTTAATTTCTTTCCAGGAATAGTATGAATATAATCTTTAATATCTTGCCATGTAGTTGGATTTTTACTAGCTAAATAATTCTTATGAATATCATAAACTAAAGGCTTAAGATGATAAGGTATTTCATTTTTATTTAACTTTTTATAAATAAATACATTTTTGTAAGTATTAAATAATTCATTGCTTAATTCATGAATTTTTTCTCTGTAATTATTAAATAAATGTTGATGTTCAGGGAAATATCTAATATATTTTTTAAGATTATTATTTCTTCTTAATTCAATATAATTTAATAGATGATTATTCATATTAATTTTTAGATTTTTAACTTCATCAAAATAAGGATTAATCCATTTATAACGTAGATTGCCGGATCGTACTGTAAATCCTTTAATATAATAATCAATAATTGGTCCTTTATATATTTCTAAAAAATTATCTTTATCTGTAAATGATTTATTAACTGATACCATATTATAAATATTTTCTGGATATTCAGTTTTATCTAATCGGTGGATAGTATTATCAGAAAAATCATAAATATCAATTAATACTAATTCATTATTTACAATTGGTGAAACATTTCTATTTTCAACATGTTTCATTACAAATGAATATGACATATTTTGATTTAACAGATTATAATCTAATTGACTACATTCATCAAACATATTACGAAAAGATTTTTTATTATTCCACTTATTATATCCACCAATTTCACTTCTAGTTGAGATTAACCATTCATTTTGATAATAAAATAAATTAACCATTGTTCCATCAATTAAATGTTCTAAAACTAGATTTTCACCTTCTAATTCATTATCTAACATAGATGATTTGATAGGTGATAAACAAACGAGTTTATTATTTTGATCAATTACGGCACCTTTTAAATAAAGTTTCCATAAATCATTTTCATCATTATATTGTGGTGGTGAATCATATGGATAAGAGATTATTTTTAAATTTTTGTATGAATTAACTTTAAAATTATTTTGTTTAAAATATGAAGTAATATCTGTTAAAGAGTCTATGTGATTTTGTAATTCCATTATTGGATAATAATATTATTATATTATCTTTTTAAATAGAAAATCGTATTAAAAGAAAATAAAAAATATTATGAATAAATAAATGGAAAGTGAAGAAATCCCAATAAAAAGTGTAGAAGAAAATGATCCATTTTTAGGTGAAGTAGATGAAACCGAAATAGATGAAATGAGTGATACTGAGAGTGAAAATGAAGGTCAAAATATATTACCTATAATAGAAGAAAATGAATCATCATATGATATAGGTGATATATTTATTATTTTATTTGATAAAGAACCAATATTATGTACAATAATAGAAATATTACCTTATGAAAATATTTTAAAAATGAAAAGTGATGATGAAAAAGTATTATCATTTAAGTTTGAGTCTGGTGAATTGATATTAAAAAACGAAGATTATGAAATAAATGATATTATTAAAGTAAAATTATATGAACCCGACGATGAAGAAACACAATATGATGAAATATCATTTGAGACAGATATTTTAAAAGATAAAATTTATTCTGAATCAGCATTAAAAGATGATTTACTATCGGCATTAATTCAGTCAATGGGAATTTATGATAATGAATTATTAATAAGTGAAGTTCAAGAAATCATTGACAGTTTTTATGAATTGATTAATTTTAAAGAAGACAAATCATTAAAAATGCCTCATTGGTTAATACCAATAATAGAAGATGATGTTAATAAATATGATGATTTACTTGGTTTTATTATAGAAAATGAATTAAAAGAAGAAATATTAGGATCATCAAATGTTAGAAATTATAGAGATTATTTAAATAATATATTACGATTTTCTAAACCGATAGATACAAAAACAGGTAAAGGTATTAATACAGATGAATATTCTGGTATATTTTTAAGAGATTGTTTACAGTCAGGTGATTGCATTGATATTAATGGTGATTCATATACATATGATGAAAGAAGAAATAATAAAAGAATAATAAATAATGGTGAAGTAATATATAGTTCAAATTTATTAAGAATAGTTAAATTTTTAGAAGAACCAATTAATAAACATGTTTATTCGGTGAATCCGTCAACTTTATCTCGCTTTAGTATATTTGAGAAATATATTTATGAATATTTAAATCGTAAAAATAATTTTTATAAAAAGGAAAGAATACAAAAATCCACAATTTTAAATGAAAATGATAGAGGTCAAGATAATTTTATAATTCATAATTTACCAGATGATAGTAAATTAATAAATATAAGTGATTATAAAAATAGTTGTCATATTAAATTAATAGATTTATTATTAGATGATGATGATATTAATGATCTTTTATTTAATTATAATGATATAGAAAAGATTTTATTTAAATATAAATTATCATATCATGATTTATCATTAATAAATAGAAATAAATTAGATACAAGAATATCAGAAAATATTAAAAAATATAAAAAGAGATATCCATATTATAAACGTAAAAGTGAAAAAACTGATTTATCATCAAAAAAACAAGCATTAACAGATGAAAAGCGGGTAGAATTGGCACATGATATTATATTTTCTATGAATAAATTAAGTGAAAGAAAATATTATTTATCAAAATTTATAGAATTATTTACAAGGGGTTCTGAAAATAAAACTGAATCACCGAATTATTTATATAATAAATTTAATAATAAGAAATTATTATGTAAACATCATCTTTATGAAATAAATATTGAGAATGATAATAATGTATTTTCTAATATGAAAAGTATATTTGGATTACCACCTGAAGATGGTTTTATATCATGTAAAGTATGTGGTAATTATTTATGTAGAGAAGATAGTTCATTATTTGATGGATATGATGATGATAAACCAATACAAAATAGGGAAGTATTAGATATAGATAAAGAAAAGGAATTAGAGATAAGTGAATTTTTAAAAGAAAAAGAAGAAATTGTAAATATTATAAAACTTATTTCGGGAAGTTTAAATGTAAATTTATTAGATGAAGATATATATGATATTTTAATATTATATGAATTATTGGATAATACTATATTATCAGATACTAGATATGAAATGAGAGATGTTAGTTTTACGGATATTCATCCAAGAGTATCAAAACGTGTTGAATCTATTAAAAAATTAGAAAAGAAAGAAAAAGATAAAGAAAAAAAGAAATCATTAAAAACAGAAAGAGAAAATATAATTAAAAATTTCCAGAAATGGTTAAAAGATACAAATAAGATATTATTTTTAACATCAATGATTACTTTATATATACAAACTTCGTTGGGACAATTAAAGGGGAAATTATCATTTGATTTATTGGATATAGAAACGAAACAGATAAATCATAAATCATTAAAATATTTATCAGAAAAAATAAGAAAACTATCAGAAAAATATAAAAAAGAAAAGATATGGAATAATTCTCTAGATTTATTTAATGAAAAAGAATATGGTACAAATGAAATAGATATCCAATTAGGATTAACAACTAAATATTGTATTGAACCATATTTTCCTCAAATTACAAATCGTATCTCAAATTTAGAAGAATATATATCATCAACTAAAAATGATTATTTAAAACAAGAATGGATTACATTTAAACCATTAATGTCAAATGTTCTTGTTAAAAATATTAGAGAATTATTAACAGAAACAAATGATATAAATACATTAAAAAGGATATATGGTGGTATTACTATTGAGAATAGTTCATTATTAAGAACAAAAACTCAATCTTTAAATACTCCTTTAACTGAAATATTAAATATACCTCAAATAGAAATATTTAAAAATTCTTCATTTAAAAATTTATTTAGATATGCTGTATCACTTTATGGTAAACATCCAAATAATGTATTTATTAATTTAACATGTAATAGATTAATAAATACTTGTGATAAAAGGGATGCTGTATTAAAAATATTTACAAAAAATGGTTGGAATGAATCTTCTGGTTCATTTAAAACATTAAATTTTAAAATGATTAGAGAAAAATTAATACCAGATTTATTAAGTTTATATGGTGATAAAAATACAGAAATAAATTCATGTTATGATAATGAAAAATCTTGTAATGATTTTATACATAATGCTATTAATACATATGATTTACCATTATTAAATACAAAACCAAAACGAATTTATAATTATAAATCACCAAATGTTTATCCTGAATTACCTTATGGAAGATTAAATGAAATAATTAATTATGATGAAAAAGGAAAAGAAACTAAAAATATGATTACAAGATTATTTGATTTATTTAAATATGATGAAATGAATGAAATAAAAAAAATATATAATGATAATTTTTATTATCAATTTTATTCAAAAACATCACTTTTAAATGATATTCATATAGTAAATAATAAAGAAAGATTTAAAAAAATTGATAAAAATGAAAAAAATTTTCATTTAATATTAGATACAATACGTAAAAATAATTCATTAAAATATAATAATATTATTCATACTAAAACTAAATATAATACAGATGATTATAAAGAAATAGAAATATATTCCAACTTAGATGATAGATTTATGTTTTATTTAGATATATTAAAAGGTAATTTTAAAGATAATCGTAAAAATATAAATGATAATTTATTAACAATCTTTGATTCAATAACTAAATATGATAATTCAAAAGCAATAAATGATAAAAATGATAATGAATTAAAATTAATATTTTCTGAAATTATTAAAGAAACAGAATCAAATATAATTGATATTTCTAAATTTTTATCAACTAGTGATGAAATTACTATTCAGCAAAAAAAGAGATTTACTAATATTTTTAAAGAATATAATCCTATAGAAAGAATATCATTTAGTTCTGATAATATATCATCAATATTAAATTTATTTATTAAAGATAATAATCTTAAATATAATCATTTATTAGGATATATTAATGATATTAATAATATTTTATCAAAAGTAGTATATATTAATACAATTGATACAAATTTACCGAAATCATGGAAAGTATCTGATACTTTTTATCAAGACTATAGTAAATTTATAGATAGAGATGGAAATAGTGGTAGTTTATATTTACATAATAATATTTATATGAAAACAAAAGATAATTATATAGGATTTAATACATATGTTAACAAAGATAGTAATAATAAATATATATTATTTATATATGATAAAATAAAACATTTATTAAAAAATTTAAATATGATAAAAGGTTCAGAAACTTCTAAATATAATAAGAAATATTGTGATATTTATATGAAATATCATTTTATAGGAATATTATATGAAATAATTAATATTATAAATGAATTAAGAGATTCACAATCAGAAATAACTGGCGATGCAAATATATTATTTCAATCACTCGAATTAAGAGATGAAGATTTAATTGATGAAATGATAGAAATATTAACACAATTTACAATGGATTTAATAACTCATATTTTATTTCAGCATTATGATCCATCATGGTTATTTTTAAATGAACAAAAACTAGATTTAGCAAATAGATTGTCAAAACAAAAAGAAAGAGAAAAACAAGTTTTAATTGACAAGTTTGACAATGCAGACAGAGAAAGTCGATATTCAATGATACAAAAACAAAAAATGGGAATATCTAGTTGGCATCATGAAGGGGCTAAATTAGGTGAAGAATATGTTAAAAGTGATGAATATGTTTCTCATACAATAGATGAAAGAAATGAAAGAATAAAAGAAATTATTTCACAATCAAATATAGAATTAGATGTATTAAGAACAATGGAAGATGATGAAGTCACCGAAATACCACAAGCAAACTTACAACCTTTTAATGAAGAAGTCGATGGCGCTGATCCATACGAAGAATATGATGAAGAAAATGAAGATTATAGAAATGATTACTTAAATGATGAATTATTACAAGAATTTAATGAATAAATTAAGTTTATATTTAAAGAATATTTTCAGTATTAAGATAAAAATGGATATTGACAATGATAAATATATTTTTAATGTTAAAACAGTTCAATCGGGAGCATTTAGAATCTTGATTGAATCATTAAAGGAAATCTTAACTGATACTAATATAATTTTTGACAAATCTGGAATAAAATTAATTGCTACCGATACTTCACAAATAGTTTTAATTCATATGAAATTATATGCTGAAAATTTCGAATATTTTTATTGTGAAGATAAAACTGTTATTGGAATTAATGTTATGAATATGTTTAAATTAATTAAAACTATGAATAATAATGATACTTTAACTTTATTTATTGAAAAAGAAAATCCTAATAGACTCGGTATTAAAATTAATAATATTGAAAAAAATGCACAAACTTTATTTAAAATGAATTTATTAGATATATCAGACGAAGAATTAGTTATTCCCCCGGCTAAATTTGAGACAGAATTAACATTACCATCATCAGATTTCCAAAAAATTATTAGAGATATGACTAATATTGGTGAAAATATTGAGATTAAAAGTGTAGGAAATTCACTAATATTAAATTGTGATGGTGACTTTGCAAATCAAGAAACAATTTTATCAGAAACTCAAAATGGATTAAATTTTTCTAAGAGTACTGATTTAAGTTTACCAATTCAGGGGATGTTTTCATTAAAATATTTATGTTTATTTACAAAATGTACTAATTTATGTAATCTTATTCATATGTATATTAAAAATGATTATCCTCTCGTTATTAAATATGATGTTGCTAATTTAGGACATATTAAATTATGTTTATCACCCAATAGTGAAACAGATTAAATTTGATTTTTAATTTATATTTATAAATTAACATATAATAATAATATATATTATGAATAATGAATATACTGATAGTAATTACAATGATCAACATACCGATCAATATAATAATAGTTATAATAATCATACAAATGAAAATCCACGTATTATGCAATTCCTTATTGTCTTTATGTTAATGATTTCTTTTTCACGTGCATGTTGTGAATGTAATAAATATTTATATAATAAATGTATTACTAATTGTAAAAAAAGTAAATTAAAATGTCGTAGATTAAATTCTGCAGATGAAGATAAACTTTTAAATGAATGTAGTATTTGTCTAGAACCCTATGTTAAAAATGATAAAGTAATGGAATTATCATGTAATCATAGTTTTCATGAAAAGTGTATTAAGGATTGGATGAATACAAATAATGTAAGTAATAATAATTGTCCTATTTGTAGAGAAAATATAATATAATAACTATTATAATGAAAAAGACAAAAAATACCATTAGAAAATCAAGAAAATTAAAAAGATCTTTTACAAATAGAAAAAATAAAAGAACTTATCGTAAAATGAAAAGAAAATATACAAAACGAAGATACACCAAAAGACAACAAAAAGGTGGATGAGGTGGGGACAAGAATGGTAATATGATCGGGGGAGGGAATGGATGACTTTTTAAATAAACTATAAAAATACAAATTATTTATCAAATTATAATATTTAGCCAATGAAGATTAATTTATCATAAACTATTTATGAATTAATACTGAAAGAGCAAAATAATAAAAATTTGATTTTTTTTATTTAAACACAAAATATTCATAAAATATATAAAATGAAACTCTTACTTAAACCAAATAATGATGAAATTAAATGCATGTATCATGATGATGCAACAGATGAAGCAAATACCAATCGCGAACAAAGAGGTGATGCTGGATTAGATTTATATTTCCCAGGTGATATGTTAATTCCTTCTGGAGAAACTGTATTTGTTGACTTTAAAATTCAATGTGAAGGATTATCAGATACAGATACTCGTAATGTATGTTATACATTAGAACCACGATCAAGTATATCAAAAACGCCACTAATGCTTCGTAATAGTAGAGGAATTATTGATGCAGGATATAGAGGTAATCTTAAAGCTGCGGTTTATAATTTAAGTAAAGAAGATTATACTATAAAAAAAGGTCAAAGATTATTCCAAATATTAGGAAGATATTTAGAACCAATTCAGTTAAAACTTGTAGAAGAATTATCTGATACTGAAAGAGGTAGTGGTGGTTTTGGTAGTACAGGTGTTTAATTTATTTATATATTTAATATTATATGAAGCAAAATATATTATATTTTTTTTTATTTTTTCTATTAATAATTATTTTAAATATAGAAAATTATGAAAATAATAATGTGAGAGCAGATAGACCTGATGATAAACAATATTATGCATGTCGGTCTAAAAAATTTACAAATAATCCAGATTATCCATTTCAGGAATATCCCAATAATAATTATAGAGTAGTTACAAATAGTGTTAATAAACCATTAAAAGGAACTTATTCTGCATTTTTAGACACAAATAAAATAAGAACATATAATCATTTTTATCATTCTCCTATTTGTGAAAATGATTACAACTTTGATAATGATATTAATTCTCAATTCAGATTAATACCAGGTGCTTTCCCAGAAGAAGATATATCACTTATTTATGAAACAGAAAAAACTAAAGATTCAAAAGGAGTTAGAGATCCATATTATCTTTATGGTAATCCTAATTTCATTGAAAACAAAGTATTATATGATAAAGAACTACAAGATATGTTTATAAGAGTGAAACTAGGTATGCCACTACATCATGAAGATGATTCTCATCTTGAAGGAATAGATAGTAGGTATGATCCATAATATATATTTAAATATTATGAATGATATATTAATAAATGTATAAATTTAATAAATATCCTTATTTAAAATTAAATTTAAAAGACATGAAATTTCCTATGAATACAATTATACCCTTTAAAAAATCATTTGATAATTTACCAAATGATAGTTATATAAAAGATCATACAAGGAGACGATTATATCGTAATTATTTTATTGAGAATTTTAATAATGATTTTATAATTACCCCATCTCATGCAAATACATTTACACAAGAAGTACCCGACTCACGGAAAAATTTACGAGTTTTTGAGTTGATTCCCGAACCAATGAGTCCTTTTTTAATAAATTTTTTAAAGATTTCATCTAATTTAGTAAATATTAATCATCCGTTTAAAAAGATATCAGTTGATGTTCATCAGGTTAGACAAGTATGTTATCCTGATATAAATTCTCATAATTCGGCAGAAGGTATTCATCAAGATGGTGCTGATTATATTATATCTGCATGTGTATTAAATCGTTATAATGTAGAAGGTGGAGTTAGTAGTATTTATGATTCAGATATAAAATTATTGGATACTATTTTATTAAAAGAAAATGATTTTATTTTTCAGGATGATAAAAATTTATATCATTATGTAACACCTATTAAATATACCGAATCCGATAGTATTTTATCGCAAGGTTATAGAGATATTATTGGTATAGATGTAAAAATATTTGATTAATTATTTATACTCATCAAATAAAGATATAAATTCCCTTTCACTTAAACCATCTATACGTTCATCAATCGTAACTATTTTACTATTTCTCAGTTGTATATTTAAATCGAAATGAGGAGAAAAGAAAGAACTGGATACAACATAATCACATGGGGGGAAATTCGATTCTGTGAATTGATTGATGTCTACTTCTCTTATATCAATTTGAACCCCTGTTTCCGCTTTTGTATATATAGTTTTTATTGGATCGGTTTTTCTTCTAATTATTCTATACACATTTTGACCACCTTGTTGTGGACAATTTTTAATGTAATCACCAGGGGAAATTGATACATTTCCATCATGAATTAATGTAAAAATTTCCCCATTGTATTTATAAATTTTATCTACTTCTGCCTCAGTTATTTCGGCTATCGCAGACCATCTAGCAGGCAGAGAAGAAGAAGGATGAGGTGCTGTATCACCTGATGTGAATTCAGGTGTACCAGGTGTACCCATCATTCCACCTTTTTGCTTACTATATTTTCTTCTTTTACTATATTTACGACGCTTCTTACTATATTTATGACGCTTACTATATTTATGACTCTTCTTACTATATTTATGACGCTTTCTATATTTTCTACCATGCTTCTTTCGTTTTTTAAACGAATTAATACCTTTGGATCTTTTCATATATATATATATATATATAAATAATTTAACGACTATTATATAACATTGGTATTAATTTTTCATATTCATTTATTTTTTGTGTTTGTTCTCTATATTTAACAGATATTTCTTTTAATTTATATCTTCCATCTTGTAATAATTCTTCATATGTATTTTTATTTTCTATTAATTCGTGTTTTTGTAATTCAACTTCTTTTACTCTTTCTGTTAATTTATGAATAATATTTTGTTGATATTCAATAATCTTTTTATATTCTAATATATTTTCATCATCTTTTTTAGGATTCTCAATAGTTTCATTTGTATCTTCTGGTATAAAAAAACGTGTATTATAAGTTATAATACCAGTTTTTTCGCGAATACATACAGGGACTCTCCAAGATGCTGTATTATTTTGTAAGGTTATAAAATCATTGCAAATGCGTTTAAATTTCCCTCCCGATGAGAATAATTCTTCATCTTTTACAAGTGTTAAATATTTAATATTACAGTCAATTGGAAATTCATATGGCATTTCTACTTCTGCATAACCTATTAATTCTTTTCTAATTAATGATAAATCTTTTATCATATTAATTTAAAATTATATAATTATATTAAGTTTAAATGAATATAGAACCATTAGAAAATATCTTAAAAATTTATAATGATAAAAATAAAGTATTATTTAACTATTTACCAGAAAAAACTATAGAAAAAATAGCAAATTATAAATTTGTTCATGATTTAGATACATTATTTTTAAATGATAAAATATCAGTTGTATATAAAAATAGTGGTATGTTTTTTAAAAGTGGAAATATTATTAAAATAACAAAGGAATATATTATGATAAAAAGTACTCTTAATATTAATATAAATATAAAAGATTTTTATTTTTTTAAATATGAAAAAAGTAATAATTCATCAAAGAATAATAAAAAATTTTATGAAGAATTACTTAAAAGTTTGAGTTAATATATAATAAAAATATGTATCCTTATAGAGATTTAGATGAATTTGATATAAAACATCCAAAATGTTTTTTAGCGACTATTGCAGTTGGTATAATTTTAGAATATGGATTATTAATATATTATTTATAAATTTATTTACGTTCAATAATATCCATCATTTTAAATTTAATTTTCATAGATTTTTCTATATTAATTAATGTTTGTAATTTTTCATTATAATTATTAGATAAGGGTTTATTATCATAATATGATTTAAATATATTATATAAACACTGAACACATTTATATTTTTCTTCATCATTATCACATTCAGATAAAGTTTTTATAAAATTGTTTAAATTATTATGAATGCGATCTCTAATAATATTATTCTTTTCTAATTCTGTAATTAATAATGAATATCCTATCAATTTATCTAATTTTTTATTTTTTTCACAGAATATTAAATAATCACTTGATTCTGTAATAGTTGCATTATTGATATTATCATATAATTTATCGGCTGTTTTTAAAATAATTAAATTTAAATTATCATTATCACTATATAAATATTTAGTTAAGTCAATATATAACTGAATATATGATGTATAAACTATACATTTTTCTAATATATTTTCTATTATTAATTCAGTTAAATATTCTTTATTTTTTAATAATTCTTTTATTTTCAGTCTAATTTTAAGATAAGTTTTATCTGTTAATTTATTTAAAAATCCATTTACTTCTTTTATAGATGATGTATCATCTCCAATATTTTTATGTTTAAATTTATTTTTTTTATAATTATTTTTATTTACTTCTAAACGAAAATATTTTTTATTTAATTGTATATTATTTAGAAAATCTATTAAATTACTATCATTATTAGATTTATATTCATTATAATTATTTATAAAATTTTCACTCTGAAATATTTTATCTATTTGTGTTTTAGAATATGAACTCATAAATAATATTTATTTTATATATAATCTTTATATAGATTAACCGAAATGGTTGTATTATCATCAAATAATTTCCAAAAAAAAGATATTAATTTATCTAAAACTCAAATTATTAATAAAATAACAGCTGATTCATTTATGAATGAAACTATTCAACCAACTGTAGAAAATACTATTCGTGAAAATGGATTTATTGGTTATATTCATAAAAATGATACAATTGTTTCATGTGGTTTCGGTAAAGAAGATACAGTTAAATCTAATTCTAAATATAAAACTATGTATATTCATACATTCTCAACTGATAGTAATCATAGAGGTAATGGATATTGCGAAAAACTAGTCAAAGAATTTATTAAAAAATTTAGTAAAACTCATATATTATATTTAACTGTTAGAACCGAAAATGGTAATGAAAATTCATCAGCTATTCGTTGTTATGAAAAATGTGGATTCATAATGTTACCAAGTGTTTATAGAGATCATTATGATGGAAAAAATAGTTGTATGATAAAAATACCAAATAATACTAATAAAAAATCTAAAAAAAAATCTAAACATAGAAAATAAATTTTTTTCTATTTATATTATATAAAGTAAACATGTCCGAACCAGCATTATATAAAGTAACCCTGAAAAGTACAAGTGATATTGGTTCTCGAATAGTACCGGTCGAAGGTTCAAGAACTCCTGGTGTAAATAAAGCAACAGTTAGTTCAACTAATAGGGCGATTCAGGATATAACAGGGAAATTCAATACGGTTGATGACAATTTTAGAACGGTTAATGAAAATTTATCCGAGTTGAATGAATGGGTTGCAAGTTTGCAGGATATACATTTTAATTTAGAAACCAGGTTGTATCCTCCTGTCCAACCCCCTCTCCCATCTGATATGGTGGATAATGATTCGTCTTTAACAGGAAAACCACAAGAAAAAAGAATGGGCTTACAAGGCTCTGGAGTAATGACAGTATCCGCGCGTAACTCGAGCAACACGCGCAGTCCACGCCAGCTAGGTCCAGTGGGACAAGTACGCGTCCCACCAGGGATGGTGGGACAAGTACGCGTCCCACCAGGGATTGAACTTAAAAATATATTGGGTGGTGGTAAAAAAAAAAGAAAATCTAAAAGAAAGAAATCTAAGAAGAAATCTAAAAAGAGAAAATCATCAAAACGTAGAAGATAAATTAACTTGATATTTTAACTGGCATTAACCATTCACTTACTTCATCGTCTTTATCTAATTGAGATAATTCATTATTTTTCTGTCTAGTAGGATCAACCCATACTCTTTTACCATTTTTAAATTTAATATATAGATTATATACTGCTGAATTTCCATGAGTTTTAAATAATGATTTATAAAATTTATTTTCTTCATCTAGATTATCTTTTTCTAAATTTAATAATCTTAATTCATTTTTTAATTTAACATTTTCATTTTCTAATTTAACATTCTGTAATGAATGAGAAATTAATAAGTGATTCATTCTATTAATAAGATAATATAAATTTTTAAATCAAATTTGATTTAAAATTATTATTGATATTACAATAATAATAAATATAAAATGATGAGCGGACCGATACTTATTTCTGATAGTTATGTATCTTTACAACCATTAATATTTCCTAATCCTATATTAATGAATAAATATACCGATTTAGTACATAAAAAGAGATTTATATCTCGCGTTTATACTATTTTATGGTTTCAAATATTATTTACTTCCGTATTTATTGGTTTGTGTAATCAAGTGGTTTTATTACAGAAATTTATGTTATCCCCCTTAGGTATCAATATATCATATTTATCATGTATATTAATATTATTTACATCTTGTATATTAGTATGTTTATATGATAGTATTCGTCTTTTCCCATATAATTATATATATCTAATATCATTTACTATTTTAATAACATATCCATTAGGATTAATTGGTATATTTGTTGATACTCAAACACTTTTACTATGTGGATTAACTACTTCAGGAGTATTTACAGGATTAACTATTTATGCTTATCAAACAAAAGTAAATTATACAATTTATGGTAATATATTAATCATATGTTTATTTGGATTAATAATGTTAGGTATATTTATATCATTTGTTAATATTCCAGTATTAAATAGTCTTTATTCTGTAGGTGGAGTAACATTATTTTCATTTTATATTGTATATGATACACAATTAATTACAGGTGGTGCAGAAAGAAATATAGTTTATACAGTAGATGATTATGTAATTGTATCTATTAATTTATATTTAGATTTTATAAATTTATTCGTATTCTTATTAGATATTATAGGTGGTAGAAATTAATTATTTAAAATTAATATCATAATTAAATAATATTATATGAAACACTTTATTAATTTAATATTAACAATGGGTTTTATGGGTGGATTATCTTTTTTTTCATTTCAGTTTTGTAATTGGTATGGATGTAATAGTTTTATGAATATGTTAAGAGCAGATTTAGTATGTAATGCTTGTACAGATGTTTCTTATCATTTAAAAAATCATCAAGTGTCTATTTACGGAAGTATATTTACACTTATATCATATCAGTTAACAACATTAATTAATAAAGCGGGTTCCCAAAGTGATAAATATATTTTTGAAGAATATATTATAAAAGATAGTTTAAAGTTAAATAAATAATTTATAATGAATTATTAAATAAATGATATTTTATCCAGAATTAAAAAATTATATCCAAAATGATCCTTTATCTGATTGGTTTGAAATTACCAACAAGAAATATGATACATATAAAAAAAATAAAAAATCTACTTTTGAGATAGAATTATCGGAATTTAAATATACATATAAAGAAAATTTTTATAATTTTTTAAAATCTCATTATCATTATAGATTTGGAATTAATTTACAAAAAGAAAAAACACATAGTTTAATAAAAGATAAAACAAAAGGTATATTTATTAATTGTGAATTATATCATAAAAAATATAATATTTTATTAAGACCAGATTTAATAATTCATAGAGATATTTTTAAAGAAATATTTAAAGAAGTAAATTTTATAAATTTACCAGAATATATTATCGCAGATATACTTTATAAAACGATATCATTTAATACTGATAAAAGTGATATATTAAATGATGATAATATATATTATCATAAATGTAAAATATTATTATGTAATGAATCTATTCATAATAAATCAAATGATGGATTTTTATTTGCTAAAACTTATAAACATAATGATATTAAATTAATAAAAAGTGAAACTATTGGTCATTTTAAATTTAATGATGATATGAAAATCAAAATTAGAGAAGCATTAGCTTGGGTTGACAATTTAACTGAATTTTATGATGAATGGTTAATTTATCCTAAACCAACAATTAAAGAATTATATCCCAATATGAATATTAAAACAGGATGTTGGTATAATGAAAAGAAATTATTAGCAGAATTAATAAAAGAAATTACATTAGTATGGAATATTTCATATAATAAAAGATGTCTTTTACACGATAGAGGTATTACAACATGGGATGATCCTATATTATTAAATAATATTTATCCTTATAATATTCGTGAAAATAAACGTGAATTAATACAAGAAAGAATGATTCATATTAATCGCCAATCTATCTTAAAAATTCATCCAAGGAAAATAAAAAATAGAGAATTTATCAATCATATTATTGATAAAAAGGATAGTATTATATTAGATATTGAAAGTGTTATTAATTTTGATGAATATGAAAGCTATTTTAATGATATTAATAATGAAGATAAACCTCGTATTTGCATTATAGGAACAATTACAAATCATAATAAAACTTTTAAAGATTTTACAATTAAATATCTGGATATAAATGAAGAAAAAAAAATTATTAAATATTGGTTATTATATTTACAAAAAACATTAAAAACAGATATTATTAAAGTTTATCATTGGGGAAATGCTGAAAAAGTTTATATTGATTATATGAAAAAAAAATACAATGATTTAAAATTCCCTCAATTTATTATGATAGATATTTTATCATATTTTAAAAGTGAACCTATTACTATTCAGGGATGTTTTGGTTATGGTTTAAAAGAAATAGTAAAACAATTATATAATCATAATTTAATAAAAAATCAATGGGCAGATGATACTGATGGATTAGAGGCAATGATGCAATTCATTAAAAAATCCTCATTAGCAGGAAGTAAAAATATACCTTTAAAAAGATATACTGAAATAAAAAATATAATTTATTATAATTATATGGATTGTAGAGTAATTATTGATATCTTAGAGATGTTAGAAAAGATGATTTAATGACCCATACATTGATATAATTTCCATGATCCATGAGAACATAAACCTTCATCTATACATTTACAATTTGTACAATATAATTCAGCATCATATTGTATATTATCACACATCGATAAATTTGGAAATACTTTAGTTTTTGCATTAGGTGGTTTTAAACCCAAATCATAACCAAAATTTCTTAATCTATCTTTTCTTACTATAAATTTTCCTAAACCATATTTACTACCACATTTGACATCTCCATGATATAATTTTTTTTCATTTTTAAATCTTCTTAATAATCCAAAACCATCTTTATTTGTTTTCATATCAATTTTAGGAATACGAATATAAAATACACTTTTTTCATCTTTAGACATTGATTCACGAAAATTAATAGGTACAGGAATTAATTGTGCTAATATATATTTATATTTCGCGGGAGTATAATAACATTTACCATCTTCTGATACATAACATCCCCAATAATTTTGTGTAATCATTCTTTTTTTCATATCATGATATGAAAAAGATTCGCCCGAAAATGGATTATCATTCATCTCCGGTCCCCTTGGCGTAAGACATACTTTATCAATACATATCCATTTATAATCATCCCCCATATAAGGAGCAAAATTACTGATACTATTAATAATTCTTTCATTATCACTCTCTAATTTTTCATTGATACTAATTAATTCCTCAATCTTTTTCTCCAAGAGAGATATCTTTATTTTTTCAGAAACTGGTTCAGCATAGATTATTTTATCCATTACAAGATATATATATCTTTATGATAAAAAAATAATAATAATAGATTATCAAATTTATTGTTAATAATATTCTTTAATGTCGCTAATTTCTATATTTAATTTATCTAAATTTAATATCCATATCGGTGGATTATTGTTTTTTAATGTGAATTTTTTATTATCATATATTAATTCTCTATTTATATTATTTATATCTTGACTATTTAATATAAATTCATTAAATGATTTACACTGAATTGGTGTATTATATAATATAGGATAAACATTTTCTGTTATTTTATCGGATAAGTAAAATTTAATATCATCATATAGTTTTTCATGGAAATTTTGTTTAGGTTTAATCATAAAATTTCCTAAATTACATTGTTGTCTCAATTGATCTTCTCTGTATTGTTGTTTTTCAATGAATTCTATAATATTTGTTGTAGGATTATCTTTATTTATGATGTTATCATATATATTAGAGAACATATAAAGTATAAAAATTACTTTAAACATAATTTATTATTTTAAAAAATTAAAAATATTAATCAAATTTTATCGTCTATATTTCCTCTTTTTTGATGATTTTCTACGTTTACTATATTTTCTACGTTTACTATATTTCCTCCTTTTTGATGATTTTTTCCGTTTACTATATTTCCTCTTTTTTGATGATTTCCTCTGTTTGGTGTGTTTTTTCCGTTTACTATATTTTCTTTTACCACCACCCCCGAGCGCTCCCCCGGTTCCGTCGTCTCCGCCTGATAATTCATCATCTTGTCCTTGTCCTTGTAAAAATGACAGATTCATATCCATTGTAGGCAAATCGCCCGGATTCATACCCTTCATAGCTGCTTCTTCAGCCGCCTCGCTTTCTGCTTGTTCCACTCCAACACTTCTCACTTTTTCTAGAAAAGTCTTGGCATCAGCAAGTTGTTTTTGTTTTCTCAGGGTCATTGCTGCAAGTTGATTTGCGTTTTGTTGCGTTTCCAGTCTCAATTTATGTTCTTTATTTAAAACATCTACTAATTTTATATATTCTGAATCTACTGTCACACCGGGACGATCCACATGATTCTGGGCATCAGTGATAATAGCCTTTACTTTTGTATCATATAATTCTTGTTCTGATATTCCTGTTCCCGGATCATACTCAAGTTCGCTCAAGAGCGCTTGTTCTTCATCAGTTGTTACTGTAAGAATTCCATGAAGATAATTTATTTGGTCTTGAGAAAGAGTTAATGTGTTATCACGCATTGCTCTTTCTACCGTTCCCGGGCCTGCTCTTGGGTATCCACTATCACCAGAACCTCGCTCGGGCGTCGTAATGATTTCGTCTGTTACTGGGGGGCCTTGTGTAGTGATTGGTGGTGCTTGCATTATATTATATATATATAATATATATTTTTTTTATTTTTTTATTCTGGTTCATAAGTACTATCTAAATGCCGAATAATTGATTCCAATGTATTTTCTAATCTTAAAACTCTATCTTTTAGGATTGATATTTCATCATTAGTTGAGTTTATAGGTTCAGCTTGGATAACATTTGATGGATTAATAATTTCTTCTGGTTCAGGACTAGGTGCTTCTTCTACGGATTCTTCATCATCTAATTGTATAAGTGGTTCATTTGGATCATTTATCATTACATAAATATAATTATCATTGCCATCATCATCTACTTTCTTGTAATTAATATCCAAGAAATTAAGATTATCATCATCTAATATTTTATTATTATAAACTAATTTTACATAATTAATATCTGTAAAACTATATCTATGTTTCATTTCTTGTCTAAATACACAAATTTTTCTTAATGGACAGCATGATATACTTGTTTTATTATCATCAAATGAAATATTGATACGTATTTGAGATATTATTAATGGTCTATAATATGATTTCCATAATTTATCTACAACATATTTAAATTCATCATATGAAAAATGTTTGATTTTGTTTCCAGCAGAATTACATCCATTCGGTAGTTGTTCGGGATCATATACACTAGATATAAGATTATTTATAGGTATACAAACACTATCATGTAATTTTACATAATCTATTAATGGTTTTATATAATTAATAAAATTTTCAGCATTTGTATCATTGTTAAGAGTTTTTAAAATAAATTCATAGTGACAATTACCACATACTTCAATTAATTTTTTTTCATAATTATGAAATATTTCTTTATCCATATTGTTATTCTTAAATATGATAAGTTTTAAATAAAATTTGATTTTATTCTTATAATTTTTTAATAAAGAATAAAATGTTAGAAATAGCAAAAGCAAGAAAATATAAGGAAACTAATCATAATGCTTGGTCATTATTTGTAAAATCAAATCATCATTGTAATAATCGAAAGGCGACATATAAAGATTTAAAATATGCATTAGACAAATACAGAAAAATATAAATATGATTGTAAATTATATTTTATACCTTTTAAAAATAAAGAAAGAGAATATTTAGAAAAATCATGTACATACAAAGAAACTATTGACAATAAAGAAAATATTTGTTTGATGGGTCAAGATTGGTGTGATGAATATAATGAAACGGGTGAATGTTTATGGAATAAAATAGTTATCTTTTTTACTATATATATTAATAACGTTTTTTTTATTCCATAAAAAGACTCATAATAAATAAAAAATATAATGAATTGATATCATGTTTAGAGTCAAGGAATGTTTCTCTGGGTAATTCTGGTCCAACATAGAAATCGCATATATCTAGATATGCTTGTGAATAATTAGATATTAATTGTTTATATGTATCATTTTTTTGTTGATATAATTTTTCGTAATAATTTAATGAATTATGATATTGTTTTTTAATATTTATTTTGTCAATAGGGTTGTCAAAATCTTTATTAGATAATTTTTTTAAAAGGCTATTTAATTTGATTTTTTCAGTATCTAAATTTGTTTGAATATTATTAAGTTTATTTTCGAGATCATTTATGTTCATAACTGCTAATAATAAATATGCGTTAAATAAAAAATACTTTTTTAATGTATAAATCATAAATGAAAGATATTACAGTTGTATCAGTTGATAATTTACATGAAAGTATTCGTTCATATATTGTGAATGGTGATATTATTATTAGTAGTTATGAAGATATGAAAGATGTTGTATTAAATATGATAAAATCGGGGTATATGTTTAATATGGATCGCGATAGATTAAGGGATGCTATGGAGGATATGACATTTATGTTATTACCAACAGATGATGCAATTAGAGATCGCATTGAGCGAGGATTAGAATATGATGATTTTAGTGATAGTGATGATAGTGATGATTCAGATGTTGAGGATATTGGTTCAGTAGGTGATCTTAAATAAATATATGATATATATATTATTAATGAGTAAGACTAAAAATATTAAAATAAAAGATGTTCCTTTTTCAGGGAAAGTTCATAAGGGAACAAATGCATCAAGAGGTAGTATAGAATATCATTATCAAAATTATTCAAATGTATTAAGTTTTTTTAGAAATTTAAAATTAAAATTATGTTTATTTGACAATGCATTTTTAAATTTAGATATAGATGATTTAAATAAAGGTGTTTTTACACTATATGATTTAAATATTTTTAAAAAGAATATAAATAGTTGTATAAAACAGAAATATAATTTTATACCAGTTGTATTTAATTTAATAAGCTCTGAAGGTAATCATGCAAATATTTTATTAATTAATAAAAATACGAAACAGATAGAATTATTTGAGCCTCATGGTTCACGAACGAGTAGTAGTACTATAGGTGGTGTAGTAGGTATATATAGGAAAAAATTAAAATCATTAAATAAGTTTTGGAAGACTGTCTTACCAGAATATAAAGTAATTAATGCAGTAGATTATCAAGGGGGGACTGCATTTCAGGCAAAGTATGATCCTGAAGATCATTCTGGATTTTGTGTAACATGGACTATTTTATTTGTTCATTATAGATTATTAAATCCTGATATAAAAATAGAAAGTTTAATAAGATATATATCTGATAAAATAAATACAAAAAAATTATTAAATTATGCAAAATATATTGAATTAAATGTCAAAAATAAATAAATTTGATTTTTACTATTTAAAGATTTTATTTACAATAAATATTGATAATGAATCAATCTTTAAATTATGAAAATCCTTTAAATGCGAGTAAACCAAAAATATCTGCGATTGTTCAGATAGGAAAGATTTCTACAGATATTGTATTGGAGGAATTAGCTAAAGGATTATCTATTAATAATAATATATTATATGTTGAGTTCGGGTCAACAATATCAAAGGGTGACCGAAATAAAAAACAATCAAAGAAAAAAGAAAGAAAATATTTTTATAATCAGATAACAACTCATTTAAATGTTGACAAAAGAATAAATATGAAAATATTTAATAATGGTCGTATTCAAATGACAGGTATTAAAGAACTAGATCAAGGTGAAAAAACAATTAGATTATTATTAAGTGAAATTGATAAATTATCACCCGAATGTAAAAATAATAGTTTTAATAGTGAAAAGATTGAGATTGTAGATGATGTAAGAACAGTATTAATTAATAGTGATTTTGATATTTATAATAAAATAAATCGTGTAATATTACATAGATTAATATGTGATAATGGTTATTATTCATCATATGAACCATGTATATATCCTGGTGTTAATATTAAATATTATTCAAATCCATTAAGAAATAATTTTGGTATTTGTGATTGTGACAAACATTGTAATGGAAAAGGATTAGATAATTCGTGTAAAAGAATTACTATTGCTGTATTTAATAGTGGTAAAATTATGATTACTGGAGCAAATAATATGAATCATGTTGAAACAGCATATAAATTTATCACTGAATTTATTTATGAAAATAAAGAAAAGATATTAATTAAAAGTGAAGATATTATTAATTAAATAATTATCTATGAGTATAAATATAGAATGGATACTAAATTAATATTATTTATCGTATTAATAATTTGTGTATTATATGGATTGCATTCAGATTCCAATACTTTTTTATCTGAAGAAAATAAAAATCCCACAAATATAGGATTTGTAAAACCAGAACATCGTTTATTAAAAATATTTAATAGTATTTCTTCTGGGGATAAAATAAAATTAAATGGTGTTTGTACAAAAGTAATTTATAATAAAAATACAATAGATAAAAATGATGAAGAAAAATATACTACAATTATTAAAGATTTAATATCAACAATTAATGGTATTTCTGAAAGCGAATATTATATCAAACAAATTGAGAATGTTTATGGTTTAATTGCTCAAAATGGTAATCAAAGATATTTTATTGATTTTTTTATTTATGATATTAAAAATTTTTATACAATTCGTATTATATCAGATATTGTTATTGTTAATAATGATTTTTATATCAATTATATGAATGTACAAACTGGATCTAATCCTACAATCTTAAATAAATATGATGTTAAATTTAATGATACTGGAATATTATTTGATGGTAATATGTTTAAAGAAAATATTGATAAATTATTTGATTCATTTTACAGACAAAATTTTAATGTAATTGGTGTATCTAATACTAATTTAGAATATAGTAATGAAAATATTGATGGGGTGGTTACAATGAATAGCTTAAGAAATATGTATTTTCCATCATCTATTTCTAAAGATACTATTCAGGAATTAAAAGCAAAAGATTTATCTGGTTATGTTGAAATGTATTTACCTGAAAATCAAAATACTATTCAATCGCCACAATTTTGTAATAAATATAAAATAGAATGGAATAGTTATGGTATTCCCTCAGAAAATACAACTGATAAAGATTGTTTTGTAAACAATGAAAGTACTACAACAACTTACAATGAACCAGCTATTTTCCCAAGCTATTTTAATAATAACAGAACAGATACGACTCATAATGATTGGTTATTACAAAGTTATCCAATAGGAAATAGTTTATAAATAAAAATAATAATAATTTATTATTATTATGAATAATTATCAAAGTTTTTTATTAGGATTAATTTTCGGTATAAGTATCAAATCATGTATAAAAAAAGAAAAAAAATTATATTATGATTATAAAATTCCACCTGTTCATGATAGATTAAAATTATATTTCGGTTAATCTAAGAATTTACCAATAGTTGTTAATAGATCATTTGATAATTCACGTGGATCTTCTAAACCGATACTACATCTAATTAAATTATCACTAATATTATATTTAATTTTATCTAAATCACTCATACTACTATGAGTCATTGATGATGGATGTTGGATTAATGATTCAACACTTCCAAGACTAACTGCTAATTTAAATATTCTTAAACTATTTAATATTTTAAAGATAGTACTTTTATCAGTATTAAGAGTAATTGAGAAAATGCTACTACCGGCAGTATATTCATTTTCATAAATATATTTTTGTGTATATCTACTTTTATCTTCATATTCTAATGAATCATATCCTGTATAATATATATTAGTGATATGTTTACATTTCTTACATCTATCAATAATAGTTAATGTATTAATATATTGTTGATTCATTCTTAATTCTAAAGTTGGTAAAGATCTTTCAATTAGCCAACATGAATCTGGATCTAAAATAGGTCCCATCATACCACGATAAGATTTAACAATATTAATATATTTTTTATATCCGGATACACAACCAGCAATAATATCACTATGACCACCTAAAAATTTAGTAGCACTATAAACACATAAATCTGCACCATTTAGAAACGGTTTACTGAAAATAGGACCAGCCATTGTATTATCAACAACAATTAATATATCTTTTTGTAATTCTTTGCGAATAAGATGAAACATACGAATAGATGTTAAAATCATATTAGGATTACATGGCGTTTCAATAAATATCATTTTAATATCATTTTTAATGATCAATTCACTTAAATATGATATATCATTACAACCACAAGGGAAAGAAATACCTTTAATATTAAATTTACTTAGAATTTTTTCTATGAATGCATTTGTTCCACCATATACAGGGTTACTATAAAGAATATTATCACTCGGTTTTAAGAAAGAAAACATAGTTGTTGAAATAGCAGACATACCAGAACTAAATAAGGCTGATTCTTCTGAATCATCAAAGATAGATATTTTTTGTTCAGTTGTTATCATATTTGGATGATTAATGCGCGAATAAACAAAGTTTTTACTTTGTCCTTTAAAAATTTTTTCACCATCTTCAGCTGTATCAAATACAAAAGTAGATGTTTTATAAATAGGAGTTATAATAGATTTTTTACTATCATCATTATGAGTTAAAATTTTAGTTTTAGGATCCATAGTATCTTTTTTATTTTAGTAATTCATTAATAATTTTAAATATCAAATTTTTATATATAATTAAATAAATTCTTTTCACGTGAATTTATTAATTTATCTATTTCTTCACGATTTTTCCAATAATTTTTTTCATGATCTTTAATTGTCATATTAAATTTACTTTCACGACATAATGGACATCTATAGCTAATCTTAAACCATTCATCTAAACATTCTTTATGATATATATGATTACAATTTGTAATAATTTTATCTTTATCTTTTATAATAGAATAACATATTGGACAATCCATTTGTTTTAAAAATAATAATTATCTTCCTTTGAATATCAAATTTTATAAGTTTTATTTAAAAGAGTTTTAAATTTAGTATTTCTCTGTAATGATTGTAAATCATGAATAATCATTTCATCTATTTCTATTGGTTTTAATTCTTTATTATTATTTTCATTTTCACTGAAATCTTGATAAAAACATATCATTGGTAATGATAAATCATTAATATTTTCTTTAATTAAATTTTTATGAATAATTATATGAGTTTGGAATTTATTTTCATCGTTTGTATATCTATTTGTAAATAATACAAATCCAACTTTAAAAATAGATGATAATATTTTTAAATCATAAGATGTTAAATAATAATTATTATCATCTAAATCATTTATAAATTCATCATTCGATTTATAAATATCTTCTAATAATAAATTTTGATATTTATATGAATTTTTATTAGTAGTATGTTCAGTTAATAATAAATCTTTTATGATAATATTAGTAATATCTGGTTTAATATTTAATAATATATCTGATAATATTTGTATATCATTTCTTTCTTCATAAGATATATTTTTTAATACTTTCATATTGCCAATAAATAATTTTTTTAATAGATTAGGATATTTTGTAATAAATGATACATCTTTTTCTATAAATTTTTTCTTTAATAATTTTTTTTGTATTTTAGGATTATATTCATTATAAAATGATATATTGCGAATATAATTACTATATTTAATAAATAAATATTCATAAGATTCATTAATAATATCTTTCATTGAGAAATAAACAGTAGTTTCTGAATTATTTAATTTAAGATCTTTTAATGAAATAAATTTATGAATAAGTATTTTATTTATTTCATCTATTCCATTAATTAATAATAATTCGATAAATTTTTTTAATTTAATATCTTTATCTTTAATATCTTCATTTGAGAGTAAATCTAATAATTCCCATCTTTTATGAATTAATAATTTTACAGGATGTTTTAAAATAGTATTAATATTATTATATAATTTGGTATCATTTTTAATAAGATTATATATATTTGTGAAATATAAATATAGATTTTGTTTTTCTGTATTATATATATTATAATATTTAGATAATTCATCTTCATTTTGTGTTCCCATTAAATGTTTACATTGGAAATCTAATGATGAACTACATAATAATGTTTCTAATTTATATTTTTTATTATATTTTTTATTATCTAATGGGATAATTAATCCACAATCTAATAATAATCCTATCATTTTATCATTATTAAGAATAATTTTTGATTTATTATTAAAAGATAAATATTTATCATTAAATATTTCTTTGATTTTTTGATCTATTTTGTTTAAATACGATAATACATGAGATAATGATGTTTTGGGTAAATTATCACAAGATAATAATTTTTCCTGAAATGATTCATCAGATAATGATTTAGGTTTAATAGGTATAGTTAATCTTTTAATAGAATTTTTTTTATTTTCTTTATAATCAACAAATATTAATCTATTATATGTATCATAATATCCCTTATTTAACGGAACATAATTTAATTGATTCATTATTAAATTAAGATCATCTTCAGTAATTATTTCTTTATTAGATGATATTACTTTTGATGATTTATAAAATATAAAATCTTGTATAATATCAATTATACATTTCATATCATAATGATTAATATCATTTATAGGGATATTTTTTAATATTTTATCAGTTTCTAATATTTTAATTTCACATAAATCATTTTTCATTTTAATAAATTCTGCATTCATATTTTGATATAAAATATCATTACCTTTTATAGGGGGCCAGGGAGTCTCTACACACATCATATTTATTTCAGGTAATAAATAACCATAACTATGATTATTATAATAATATAATATAGGTTCATATTTATCTTCATATTTATAAATAAATGAATAATATTCATCTTTTAATAATAATTTATCAAGATTACCAATAGGATTAATTAATGATATTTTTTCATTATATTCATGAAAAACAATAATATTTATTTTATTTCCTTCAAATAATAAATTTTTATCATATTCACTTATTTTCATAAATACAGATATTAATAATTTTTCATCTTTTGGTTCATTGCTATAAATATAATCATTAAAATTTTTAAGTACACTATTCCTTATTAAATCAATATTATTTTCAGGGATAGTTTCATCTCTAAAATACTGAACAAAAGCACCACCTGATATTGAGAAAATATCAATATTTATATTATTAATATCTTTAATAAGATTCTTTTTAAATTTATCTAAATTCGGTTTAATTCTTTTGATTTTATTATTATTTTTATTAGTACAGTGAATTACATCAAGTGATTCAAGGAATGAATCATTATTTTGACTAATGCCTTTTCTATAAAATCCATTTTTACTTTTATTTTTAACCTCAGTAATAAATGGGGCATCTTTTCTCATATTAAAAAAATCTTTTAATGTTTGTGAAATATGACCATTCGAATTTTGTTTTAATGGAAAATCATATGATATTCTATATGAAGTTCCTTTAAAAGGTTTTAATAAACTAATATGATAATATTTTTTTTCATCATTAATATTAATTAAATATTCATCTTTATTATTTATTTCTCCTATTCTTTCACCTATAGCCCAATAATTTTTACCTTCATCATTAATCATTAAAACATTAACTTGTTTTTGTTTCATTTTGATAGTATTTTTACCACAACATGGTAATCCCAATAATTCTGGATGAACATCATCATGAATAAACTGAATATTATATTTATTAATATCATCTTTTGTTTCATAATCTCTATTCCAATAAGAATCATTATCTGTTCTATTTGCTGGTTTACCAGATCGTTCAAGAATATATTTTGTTTTATCTTCTCCATCATCTCTTGAATAAACAAAATTTCTAAATTCTATTGTTTTATTTCCTTCTTCATCTGTTTCTATTGGATGATATAGAGATTTAGGATCAATCGGTATTTGATGTTTTCTATCCCAATATTTAGGACATATATAATATAAATCTGGTCTATTAAAACCTTCAACGTGATAAGCTTTTGTATAACTAACCCCAGCATTTCCTCCTGGTAATGCATCTTTTGTTTTATGATCTATTTCTTCTAAGTCTTGTTTTGTTAATACAATTGGTTGTTTATCTTGAGTAGCGGGACATTTTTTGGAATAAGCATCTAATGGATTTCTTGGTTTATATGCAATTAATGCAGGATCTCTTTGTTCTAATCTTTTAATAAAATATCTTTTATTAGGATATTTAGATTCATCATCAGGTTTATCTTTACCTGCTCCTGCTCTCATATTCCCTCCACCACTTTGACTATCCGATGAACTCATTCTTTCATATTCTCCCTCTGATTCTTCCTCTGATTCTACCTCTGATTCTTCCTCTGATTCTTTGGTTTCTTCTGTATTTTTATCTTCCCTATCTTTATATTGTATATTACGAGTATCTTCTACCATTTCTCCGTGTGATTCTTCAATTATAGATTCTTCAATTATTTCGGGTGAATCCGGTATATCTGTTTGAATATTTGTTATAATATTTTTAGTACTATTTTTTTTATATAAATCTAAAATTTGTTTTGATAAATTTTTATTTTTATTAATTTTCTTTTCTTTGTATGTACCTAATATGAAATTAATTTTTTTCATGCATTCATGTAATTGATTATATCCATTAATACCAATTAAACTTACTTTAATACGATCTAAAACTTTTTCTATTAAAATAGAAACGATTATATTATTTGTATCAATTTTAATATTTTGAGTTTCATTTAATCTTTGCCAATCATTATAATTATCAATTGCTTCATTTTTTGATAAATTATATCTTTCGCAAAGTAATAATTTTATTTTTGATTCTGGTAATTGTTTTTTATTTAGAATAGTTATAAATTCTAAAATACTATAAGGATTTTCATAATTATCAGAAAGACAATATAATATATGTAAAGGTTTTGTATCATCATTTTCTATAATTAAAAATTGACTACTAAAATAATCAAATGGTTTTGATAATATATTTTGATTATAATCAGTTATTTCATAAATATAAGAAATATCTATTCTATTTGGTTTATTTTTTAATAATGGTATTTTTACATTTTCATATGAAATATTTTTTTTATTTAAATTTCTAATAAGTATATTTGATTTTTCAATAAATTTATTAATATATTTATTAGTAAATTTCTCAATTTTCATTAATTTATCACAATATAATTCTATTCTACCATCACTATATAATATCATTGATACATAATTTGTTGTTTTATTATCATATAAAATAAAAGTTAATGAATTACTTTTATCAATACTTTTAGGTTTTATAAATCCATTTTGAGTATAAATATTTTTATTAAATTTCTCAAATATATCTTTTGTTAATGATTTATTATTATCATTATCATAATTATGATTAATTATTTGTTTATTTAATTTAATATATGAATCTAAATAATTATCAATTTGTATTCTAATATAAGGAATATTTTCAGTTAACTCAAATTCTTTAAAAATTTTAAAAATATCTAATGAATTATTAATAATTTTATTTTTATAAATAATAGTATTTGGTCTACAATCAATAGGATTTTCTATTATTTTATTTTGTATATCTATTTGATTTTTCATAAATTTTAATTTTTGTGAAATTTTATTAATATAATCTTCATCATTATCTTTGTATAATGGGAAATATTTTTTAAGATAACCATTTAATATTAAATTTTCATCATAATCTTTAAAAGTTTTATTAATTTTATCGCTTGATAGATAATTTAATATATCAGTAGTAGTAGTAAAATAAATATTATAATCATTAATATTTGTTAAATAGGATCCATAAGATGAAAAATAATCAAGGGAATATTTTGGATTTCTTTTTATAGATCCATCAATATTTACAAATCTTTCATCATATTTTTTATCTAAATATGGATTCATATATGTTTCTAAATCATTATATTGAATACCTAATGGAAGACAATATCTTAATGAATGTATAGTTTTTGGATTATTATCAACCCATGCAAAAATATCTTTGCCTGTAATTTTTTCATCACAACAGTGAATTGCTATTTTATTTAATAATATTTCAATAGTATCAGATAAATATATTTTTTCATTCACAGTTTTATTTTTTGTTATTAAAATATCAGTTATTTCTATATTTTTAGGATTAAAAATAGTGAGATCTTTATGTAAAAATTTATTTTTTTCTACAGATGGTTCATTTTTAGTAGGTAAATCTCTTAAAGGTCCGTCTACTCTGAAAACATTTACTTGTATATCAGAATAATCTTTTTTATAAAAATCATAATATGGATCTTCTCCCATTATATATATATGAATATTTTTTTAATTTAATTATTTAAAGGCGATGAATCAATCTCCATGCCACAATACATTACCGGATTATTACTATAATCAACCGGTGTATAAATACCAATAGATGATGCTTCTCTTAATAAATATTTCATATTATCCCAAAATTTAGGAGTATGACCAGTTTCATCTGTCATAATATGAGCTAATTCATGAATTGCTACAAACATAATAGTATTATCATCTATAAAATTATTATTTTCTTTATTACGAATACAAATTGATAATTCTGCACCCTTATTTAATGAATAAGCAACATATAATGATCCAGGTATATTTTCTGTAATATGTTCTGAATCAAAATTACCTTTTAATCTATTTATATCATCTATTTTATCATTATTGTCAAGTGAATTTATTAAATTTTGTAATGAATTCCCTAAATTAGCTAATTTATCTGCAGCTTGTTTTTTATCAGGTAAATTTCTTACAAAATATTCTTTATTATTAACAGAAGATACTACTTTATCAAGAAATAAATTATTTCTTAAAAAATGAATATATATAAATATACCAATAATTATCATTAAGAAGGCGGTTAATTCTTTCATACTTAAAATATATAATATTTAAAATTTGATATTTATTTTTGTGTATTTTATACAAAAATTTGATAAAAATTTATTAAAGAATAATATTAAAATAAGACTAAATATGTCAGTAAACAAAACTTTTCAGATTGTTGATATAATTGCGGATGATCTGCCTGATGATACAAATAAAAAATCATTTATTATAACATTATATGGTATAGATAAAGATAATAATCGTGTAGTATGTCACATTACTAAATATCTCCCATACTTTTATATTAAAATTCCAAATGATTGGGATCAACCCACTGGTGTAAAATTAATCAAAGATATATGTAACATTAAACCGGGTCAAGATATAGAAGATACTATATTTGATTATGTGAAGGGTATACAAATAAATACTTGTAAGGATTTTTATGGTGTATATTGGAATAAAAATATAGATAATATACAATCATTTAATTATCTTAAAATATCAATGAAAACTTATGATTCTATGAGAAAAATTATTGCTTTAATAAAGAAACATTATAATCTTAAGAAATATAATAGTTCATCTAAATTAGGAATAAGATTAAATGAATGGAAACTAAATACAATTACAAATTATGATTGTGATTGTAATTTATATGAATCAACTATTCATCCAATTATAAGATTTATTCATGATACAAATATTAATCCAACTGGTTGGGTACAATGTAAATGTAAAAATGATATAGTTACAGGATTATTTAATTCATGTGAATATGAATATTCTGCATCATTTAAATCATTAAAATCATATGATCATAATGAAATAAGTAAATATAAAATTGCTTCTTTTGATATTGAGTGTGATAGTTCACATGGTGATTTTCCCCTTGCAAAAAAGAATTTTAAAAAATTAGCTGTTGACATATTTGATTCATATCAGTCAATCTTAAAAAATTCACCTGAATCAAGGAGAGAATTATATAATGAAAAAATAGAAGTTCATTTATTAAAATTATTGATATCTGGTTTTACAGGTGATTTTAGTAAATTTAATTCATCATATAAATATGCAAATATGAATAAATTAAATATTATTAATGATGAAATACCCGATGAAAGTGTTTATAATGATATTATTTCTAAAATAATGAATGATATGACTATAATTAATCAATTAAAAGATATTAACTCAAACGGTAAAGAAAGAGACAATTGTATTAATAAAATACAAGATATTATTGAGGTATTATGTAATCAATTAAATATTCAGGTAGAGGGTGATCCAGTTATTCAAATAGGAACTGTATTTTATGAATTTGGTTCGGGTGATATTACTAGACATATATTAGTAATATCTCCTAATAATGATGAAGAAATATGTGATGATATAGATGGTATTATCGTAGAAAGATGTAAAGATGAAAAGGAATTACTATTAGGATGGAAAAATATTATTAATAAGATGGATCCAGATTTTATTACAGGATATAATATCTTTGGTTTTGATTTTAGATACATTTATGCAAGAGCACAAATATTATTCCCATGTAAAGATAAATGTAATGATCCATGGTGGCATGTAAATGGGTGCCCTATGAAAGAATTTTTAAATTTTGGTAAAATGAATTCTAAAATATTTAAGTCAAAAGATCATAAGAATAAGAAATGTAATATTAAAACGCAAAAATTAAGTAGTTCAGCATTAGGAGATAATACATTAAATTATCTTACTATGGATGGTAGAATCTTATTTGACATCCAAAAAGAAGTACAAAAAGGACATAATTTAGAATCATATAAATTAGATAATGTTGCATCTCATTTTATGAGAGGTAAATTATTAGAAAAAAAAGATAATAAAATATCTGTATCTGATATTGGTCAATTAAAATATGGAGATTATATATCATTTAGAACTCATACAAATATCGGTGAAGAATTATTTAATGATGGTAAAAAATATCAAATCTCAAAAATAATGCAAAACGATATATATTTAACAGAAAATATTGATATATGTTTAAAAGATTATCATAAAGTAGAGTGGTGTTTAAATAAGGATGATATATCACCTCAAGATATATTTGATAAACATAAATATGGTGGTTCATCTGGTAGAGCTGAAGTAGCTAAATATTGTATTCAGGATTGTGAATTATGTATAAATCTTCTTTTACTATTAGATATTGTACCAAATAATTTAGGTATGGCGAATGTTTCTTATGTACCTGCATCATTTATCTTTTTAAGAGGTCAGGGTGTAAAGGTATCATCCGTTGTATCAAGAGAATCAGGTAAAAGAAATACTAGAATACCAGATCTACAGAAATTACCAAATCTAAAAAATCAAATAAAAATGTATAATAATCAAGAATCTAAAGATAATATTATAAGATCTCTTAATTTTGATGAAAATGGAAAGGAATTAGAATCATATAAAAAACCAAAACCATGGGAACAGGATGAATATTATAAAAGAATAATTTCTCAGGCAGAAAATGGTATTGATGGTTATGAAGGTGCTATTGTATTAGACCCTACACCCGGAATATATTTAGAAGATCCAATATCTGTATTAGATTATGCTTCTTTATATCCCTCATCTATTATTGAGAAGAATATTTCACATGAAACATATATAGAAAATAAAGATTTATTACCAATTATTGGTGAAGAAAATTATTATACAATTAGTTTTCATGATTGGATTTATAAAGGAAAGGGTAAAGGAGATACAATTGAGAAAGTAGATGCTGGAACAGAAACAATATGTCATTTCTTAAAACCAGAATATATGAAACAAAAGAATATGTTTCAAGAAGGTGAAAAACATATGGGAATTATACCAGCAGTATTAGATGATCTATTATCTGCAAGAAAAAAAACTAAAAAACTTATGAAAAATGAAAAAGATGATTTTAAGAAAAAGGTATTAGATGGTTTACAATTAGCTTACAAAGTTACAGCAAATAGTGTTTATGGTCAATTAGGAGCAAAAACAAGTGGTATCTTTAAAATGAATTTAGCTGCATGTACAACATCAGTTGGACGATCTAGAATTTATGACGCCTCTAGAGGAGTCAAAGAATGGGCAAATAAAAAAGGATACAAAGAACCAGAAGTAGTATATGGTGATACAGATTCTGTATTTGTAAAATTTAGTAGAGAATTATTAGATGGAACCGTTTTAGAAGGTAAAACTGCATTAGATCATTGTATTCAGTGTGGTAAAGAAGCCGGTAATTATATTACACACGGAATTATAACATGTGAAGATGAAGATGGTGAAGAAATGATAGATAAACATGATCCATTATTAGATCACCCACAAGATTTAGAATATGAAAAAACATTTTGGCCATTTATTCTTATCAGTAAAAAGAGATATACAGGAGATAAATATGAATTTGATAGTATATCTTGTAAAAGAGACGCAATGGGTATTGTATTAAAAAGAAGAGATAATGCTCCAATTGTAAAATATATATTTGGAAATGTAATTGAGAAAATTATGACTGAGAAAGATTTCGAATTAGCAATAAATTGGTTAAAAGAAAATCTATTAAAAATTCGTAATGGTGAATTTCCATTAAGATATTTTATAATTACTAAAGCACTTAATGGATATTATAAAAATCCACAGCAGATTGCTCATAAAGTATTAGCTGATAGAATGGCAGTTAGAGATCCTGGTAATAAACCAAAATCAAATGATAGAATACCATATGCTTATGTTAAATTAAATGATGATAAATTATATGATTATAGTAATCCATATAAGAGTGGTGTTCGAAAAGGTAAACCTAGATTAAAGAATGTAATGCAGGGAGATAGAATAGAACATTTTGATTATATTGTTAAGAATAATTTAACAATTGATTATGAATTTTATATAACAAATCAAATTATGAATCCAGTAAAACAAGTATTAGATTTACATATGGATGAAAAATTAACAGAACAATTATTTTGTATATAATATTTATAAATATGATTGGAGGTGGAAAAAAGATATTAAAAATGGCAAAAATCAAAACAGATGATATATTATCATTAATAATAGCTATTTTTGTTTTGTATATAGCAAGAACATATATAGTTCAGACAACATATAATATTATGTGGCCCAAATTAGTATATAATTCATCAAATGATAAAGATAATAATTTTACACCTTTATCATTTTATGAATCATTTTTATTTGTAATATTTATTGATTTCCTGTTTATCTAATAAAATTTTTTTTTAATATATATATATAAATAATGGGAGGGGGTCTAATACAATTAGTAGCATATGGTTCACAAGATATTTACCTTACAGGTAATCCACAGATTACTTTTTTTAAATTAGTTTATCGTAGACACACTAACTTCTCGATGGAATCTATAAAGCAGACATTTGATGGATCAAATACTATTACAAATTCGGGTGGTGGTCAGGGATCTGTAACAATTGATAGGAATGGTGATTTATTGAGTAAAATATATGTTGTTACAAAAGGAGCAAATATTGAAAACGGATCAAGTATAATTAAAGAAGTAAAATTAGAAATCGGGGGTCAAACTATTGATACACATAGTATAAATTGGATAAAAAATTGGTGGGAATTAACTACATCTCAGGATAAACATGCTACTTTAAATAGAATGATTGGTCATGAAAATCTAGGACATAATGTATTTATTCATGCAAATAGAGAATTAAGTATTAAAACAGTTACAACTTCACAAATACCCTTGCAATTTTGGTTTTGTCGTAATCCCGGTTTAGCTTTACCTTTAATTGCTTTACAATATCATGAAATTGTTCTTCATTTTACATGGGGAAATGGTAATATTTTTAGATATCCTTCATCAAATCAAACTGCTACATGTGAATTATGGTGTGATTATATTTATTTAGATACAGATGAAAGAAGAAGATTTGCTCAAACATCTCATGAATATTTAATTGAACAGGTACAAGAAATGAGTGTAAAATCAGGTTCAAGTAGATCTGTAAATGGATCTCAATTGAAAATAGAATTAAATCTTAATCATCCAGTGAAAGAATTAATATGGGATTATTCAGGTATATTATTTTCTGATATTACTTTAGAATTAAATGGACATGAAAGATTTGCAAAACAACAAGAAGAATATTTTACAATTAGACAACCATTTGAATATCATACACATGTACCCCATAATAATTTATTACTTGAAGAAGGACATTTAATAGAACCAATTTCGGATGAAATCCTAATTGAATACAATGCTTCCAACAGAACTATTGTTAGTGAAAGGGGGATAACGGGTTTCCCCGTCTTTCAATTTCGCGAAACACATAACGTGAACGGTTCTCCACTGGTGACTTTATCCGGAGGGAATGTAAATTTGACTCTAGTTATTAGTAAAAATATATCATTTGTTCCAGCAATACTCAGGGGCACTATATTAAGATTCACAGAAGATAATAATACTGGAGGAACGGAGACTTCAGATACCACCTCATCTCACACAGGACCAGATTCTTTTGATTTACGGATCGGTGGTATATCTCAGGCTTACAGTGACATGATGTTAGCAACTGCGACAGATGGAGATATAGTTTTTTATCACGTTGATGTGCAAAATATCGATGACCAGATGACCACGATCGCTCTAAATAAAGTTTACAAAATTGAATTTACGGAGGCAGGGAGAAATAATGTAGCTTTTGATAGTGGTAGATTCACAGATCCTGAAAATCGTGGTAAAAGAATCGGCGTATATTCATTTGCCTTAAAACCCGAAGAACATCAACCTAGCGGAACATGTAATTTCTCTAGGATTGATACTGCTAAATTAATAGGAAATTATAATCCTTTAGATACAACATCAGGTGATACTATTAATATTTATGCAGTTAATTATAATGTTCTTCGCATTATGTCAGGTATGGGTGGTTTAGCCTATAGTAACTAAATAATTTATAAATTCATCTTAAATTACCTTTTTTTAAAAAAACAAAATAACTATTTGTTTAATTTCCTTAAAATTTTTTTCTAAAGTATAGTATAAAAATATAATGGGAGGAGGATTAATGCAACTTGTCGCTTACGGTGCTCAGGATATCTATCTTACGGGTAATCCCCAGATTACTTTCTTTAAGGTTGTCTACCGCAGACACACTAATTTCTCGATGGAAACTATTAGACAGACTTTTAATGGTTCTGGTACAAGTGTCACTTCTACGATTTCTCGTAATGGTGATTTAGTATACAAATTATATGTTACATCGGCTGCAACGACAACAAATGGCAGTGCATTTGTCAGTGAGGCAGAATTAGAAATTGGTGGACAGAGAATTGATAGACACTTTCAAGAATGGAATGAAATATGGAATGAACTTTCGACTGATGAATCTAAGGCAATTGGATTAAAATCCATGATAGGGTGTGTCGGGACGGTCGGTGACGGGACTGGTGTTAATAAAATTCATGTACCATTAAATTTTTGGTTTTGTCGCAACCCTGGTCTTGCTTTACCATTAATTGCCCTTCAGTATCATGAAGTTAAAGTAAAATTAACTCTAGCTGGAGCAACAGGTGGTAACACTGATCTATGGGCTGATTATATTTATCTTGATACCGATGAAAGACGTCGTTTCGCTCAGGTATCTCATGAATATTTAATTGAACAGGTACAGAGACAAAGTCTTACCACTACTTTGACAAACAAATTAAACTTTAATCATCCAGTGAAAGAACTAATTTGGACTACCACGGGAACTAATTATACTAAGGCTCACATTAAGCTTAATGGTCATGATCGTTTTGCTTTACAGGAACCGGAATATTTCCAGCTCAGACAGCCTTATGATTATCACACTGCTGTTCCTAAGCAGAATTTACCGACAGCTGCTAGAGTTTCTCTATTGGACAGACAAACATCATTAGATCAAATTCACGCGGCTGGGCAGGCTGACGGCCTCATTTCGCTTGGTGGTGGAGCAGCCACAGGTGTATACACGTCTTCTGCTGCCTCCGGCACTGCCGGTAATTTCAATATTACGAATGGTGTATTAACACTTGGTATCGGTGGCGTATTTAACCCCGCCACCGCCTCCACTGGGGCACTCGCCGTGGGTAGTGCATTCCCCGTGGGAAGTCAATTAGCAATTGTATGCTCTACGAGCGACGGGACGGCGGGGGCGACGACGGTCGCTGTAGCGACTCAAGGAACTGTGGGTACGGTATATTTTGCGACGGTTCTCGAGCTCCTGGCGGCGGAGACGACGGCCAATGCAGTATCAGTACGTATTAGTACACCAACATCAACTGATTCTACTCTAACATTAGTTAACACCGGGGACAACGCTGACGCAACATTTAATGTATTTGCTGTAACCAATGGAAACTCCAATCAGGCCCGCACCTCTCAAATGACCAATAATATCAATGTATACTCTTTTGCACTCAAACCTGAGGAGCACCAGCCTTCTGGAACTTGCAACTTCTCTCGTATTGACAACGCTCAATTAGTATGCACCGGCGTGGTCACTGATCTCTCAATGATGTACGCAGTTAACTACAATGTTCTCCGTATTATGAGTGGTATGGGTGGTCTTGCATACAGCAACTAAATAATTTATAAATAATTTTTAAATAAATAATTTTTAAAAAATAAATAAAATAAAAAATTTATTTGTTTAATTTCTCTAAAATTTTTTTCTAAAGTATAGTATAAATATAAAATGGGAGGAGGATTGATGCAACTTGTCGCTTACGGTGCTCAGGATATTTACCTTACGGGTAATCCGCAAATTACTTTCTTTAAGGTTGTCTACCGCAGACACACGAATTTCTCGATGGAAGCTATTGAACAGACTTGGAATGGTTCGGATGGTACTTCGAGCAACGCCGCCGGGCGCTGTACTGCCACTATTTCGCGTAATGGTGATTTAGTTCACAGAATGTATTTAGAAATAACGGGGTCGAATGTCAACGATAATGAATCCAACCCGGGGGCGTCGGTGATAACCGATGTCGAATTAGAAATTGGGGGTCAAAAAATTGATAAACATACAGGGGATTGGATGAATATTTGGTCGCATTTGACCGAACCAAATCCTTCTGGGCACTGCGGACATTCGGATGATAATGATAGCACCGGTACTAACTTTCAGAATATGTCAGGTATGGGTGGATGTTATACCCTCGCCCCGGGTACCGCGAAATATTTTGTACCACTACAATTTTGGTTCTGTCGTAATCCTGGATTAGCATTACCTCTTATCGCCCTTCAATATCATGAAGTTAAGGTTATTTTAAATCATCTTTTTGCTAATGCCTTTAGCGGTGCGCTAACAACTAATAATTTATGGTGCGATTATATCTATCTCGATACTGACGAAAGACGTAGATTTGCTCAAGTATCCCATGAATACCTTATTGAGCAAGTACAGGAAGGTACAATCGCTACTAGTGGTTCCAGTGATCTTAACTTTAATCATCCTGTTAAAGAATTAATTTGGGCGAATAATTCAGCGACGGGCACCCTGGCAGCAGTTGCCAGTGGTACTTCGTCTACATATCAACTTAAACTAAACGGCCATGATCGTTTTGCCGCAAGAGATTTCAGATATTTTACTAGAACACAGGTATGGCAACATCATACTGGTGCCGGCGGTTTAACGGCCGCTACCGCTGCAGATATTGTCGGGGGGAGAGCGGGTTGCTTCAATGATGGTATAGCAGTTTATTCTTTTGCTCTCAAACCGGAAGAACATCAACCTTCGGGAACTTGTAATTTCTCAAGAATTGATAATGCCCAATTAGTCGCAGGTACCGGGGGCAGCTACAGCGCCACCTTTATTTATGCTATCAACTACAATGTCCTCCGTATCATGTCTGGTATGGGTGGTCTTGCTTACTCTAACTAAAGACTTAGACTAAGTTACTCACCAAAAAGTCCTTTATCAACTAAATGATTAATATTGTAAGTATCACTAATTAATTTTATAAATACTATTTTATCATTAATAATAAAATAATAAGTTTTATTTTGTTATTTTTTTTTTCTAAAGTATAGTATAAAATATAATGGGAGGAGGATTAATGCAACTTGTCGCTTACGGAGCTCAGGATATTTACCTCACGGGTAACCCTCAGATTACTTTCTTTAAGGTTGTCTATCGCAGACACACTAATTTCTCGATGGAATCTATTAGACAGACCTTTTCGGGTACCGCTGATTTCGGTAATGATGTTACCGCCACTATTTCAAGAAATGGTGATTTAGTCTACAGAATGTATTTGGAACACACGGCAGTATTTACTGGTCTTGCCACCACAACGGCCGCAAATGTAGGTCTTGTTGAAAGATATGGTGATTCATTAATTAAAGAATGTGAAATTGAAATCGGTGGTCAAAAAATTGATAAACACACTTCCATGTGGAATCGTGTTTGGTCTGATTTAACTGAATTTAATCCAAGTGCGCATTTTGGGGCAACTCAAGGTCCAAATGGAACCGCTGACACACCCAGTAGCGGAAATGGAACGTTATACCAATTAATGACTGGTAATGGATATGGTTTAAATACCTCAGCCTCGGCCAACGACGACCGAAATGAAGCGTCTCTCGATGCTTTTGGTGCCACGGGGACAGCCGCCGCCGAACTCACCGGGTCAGTAAATGGGTTTAGTTATTTGTCTTCGGCGGATGGTGCGGCGGGTGGAAATATAACTGTTAATAATATATTTCTGCCTTTAAATTTCTGGTTTTGTCGTAATCCGGGACTTGCTTTACCACTCATCGCCCTTCAGTATCATGAAGTTAAAATTAAAATGACATTTGAAACGGGAACTAACCTTGCTAGAAGTTTCGACTCGAACGACCAGACCACCGCCGCGTCTATCGCGGCGGCATTCACGGGTAATACTACTGCAACATCGCCTACCTTTAATTTATGGTGCGATTATATCTACCTTGATACAGATGAAAGACGTAGATTTGCTCAAGTATCACATGAATATTTAATCGAACAATTACAGTATTCGGATAATACGGTTACAACTACATCTCCATCTATTGATCTTAACTTTAATCATCCAGTGAAAGAATTAATATGGTGTACTCGAAATGAATCTGATGGCGCTGCTGCTGGAAGATGTCAATCATTTGGTAGCGCGGGTGATGCTACTGCTGGACCAGTTTCTTTAGATACTATGGGTGGTAACTGGCAATTGAAACTCAATGGTCATGATCGTTTTAAAGAAAGAGATTCTAAATATTTCACTAGAACACAAGTATGGCAACACCATACTGGATATGGTGCAACGCCTACTCTTGGTGATAACGCAACAAATCTGGGGGTACAAGTTGCGATCGCACATGGTTCTGATTCTATTGGGGTCTACTCTTTCGCACTCAAACCGGAAGAACATCAACCATCAGGAACTTGTAATTTCTCAAGAATTGATAATGCACAATTGGTTGGAACTTCTATTCAAACTCCGGTTGGCGACGGGAGTACGACAATGACAGATGTCGGAGCCGGCACGACATCTGATAATGTTAAATTAACCATCTTCGCCGTCAACTACAACGTCCTCCGTATCATGTCCGGTATGGGTGGTTTAGCTTATTCTAACTAAATAAACTAAAAATTAAATATATTTTATAAAATTTAATAAAGATTATCAATGAATTCTTTAACTCGTGTAACACTTATTTTTTTATTTACCCATTTAGTTAATAATGTAAGTAATTGTTCTACAACTTCAACTTTTTCTGTCAAACTTTTTTCATTGAATAAGGGTTTTTCTAAAGTATAAGATTCAATATTTTTAAAATGATTAGAATCAGATTTTATTTTTTTTCTTTCTACTACCCATAATTTAATTAATTCAGGAAATTTTTCAAGATGATTTAATGTATCTTCATAATTTACATTAGAATCAACCGAAACATTTTTATTTTCCCAAGCAGTCAAGAAATTACGTCTACCCGTTCCTCGACCAGTCCAATCCATCCAATCCGAGTTTCCACAACATTCACGTAAATAATCTAATTCAGCAATACGTTGTTTTAAGTCGTCTGTTAATTCATCATTAACTTCATTTGAAACAGGTTCAGTTAAAATATCTATAATTTCACTGACGACTTGTTCTACAGGAACTTCAGGTTCCATGACAACTACAGGTTCCATGACAACTACAGGTTCAGGTTCTGGTTCAGGTTCTACAGATTCTTCTGTTGCTTCGCTAATAGGTTCTTCTACTTCGGTAACTTCATGTTCTACTGGTTCTTCTGTTTCTTCTGCTTCGCTATCAGATTCTTCTACTTCTTCATCAACTACAGGTTCATCTTCTACAGGTTCTTCTGCAGCTTCTGCTGATTCAGGGACTTCGGGAGCTTCAGGTTCTACAGTGACTTCAGCAGATTCAGAAACTTCATCTACAACAACATCATTTGTTTCGGTAGTTTCGACAGATTCTAAAACATTATCAACAGTATCACTCATTTTATAATTACTTAGTAGAAATTTTTTTTAAGTATTTTTATTTAAAAATATTTTACTGAATTGATAATAAAATGCCAATTAATGCTGGAAACAAAGGATTAGTAAATTTAGGAAATACATGTTATATGAATTCAGCATTACAATGTTTAAGTCATTTAATAATATTTCATCCAAATAATGAAAAATTTTTTAATGAATGTAAAAGGGCAGATAAAGATTCATTAATGTATGAATGGTTTCAATTTCAAAGAAAGATGTGGTCGAATAATGATAATTCTACAATTAATCCAATTAATCTTTTAAAGAAATTTCAGGGTTTATGTTTTGAGAATGATATTTATTTTAGTAATTTTTCACAAAATGATATAGATGAATTTCTTACTATATTTTTAGATTTATTACATCGTGGTATAAGTCGCAGTGTTGTAATGAATTACTGTAAAGAAATAAATGATGAAGGTGATAAAATAAATGTTAAAAGTAATGATACATGGAAGAGATTTTATGAAAAGGATTATTCATATATAGTAGATAATTTTTATTCTCAATTATTAAATATTACAAGTTGTACAGAATGTAGTTATTATACAACTAATCATGATCCAATTCAGGTAATATCATTAGAGATACCAAGTGAAGCCAATTCATTAGAATGTTGTTTAAAAGAATATATGAAAAAATATAGATTAGATGAAGATAATATATGGAAATGTGATAAATGTCATCAATCAGTAAGACCATATAAACAAACAAAATTATGGAAAACTTCAGATATATTATTTATCTTGTTAAAGAAATATAATAGTATAAGAAAATTAGATAAATATTTAGAATATCCTTTATTATTAAATATGAAAGATTATAATATAAATAATACAGATAATAATTATTATTTACAAAGTATTGGTGTTCATTCAGGTGGATTAAATGGTGGTCATTATTATTCTGTATGTAAAAATTATTTAGATGATAATTGGTATGAATATGATGATTCACATATAAATAGAGTAGGTGAATCGAAGGCATTAAAATATTCACCATATTTATTGATTTACAAGAGGGGTTAATTTTCTTCCATTACTTTTATAAAGTTTATTTTTTTTACGAATAATTACATTTTTAGGTGGTACTTTAGATGTTTTCTTTTTTTTGATAGGTTTTTTTCTTTTAGATCTTTTATGAGTTTTCTTTTTTTGTTTTTTAAGATATTCTTTGCATTTAGAGAAAGGAATACCATCAGGACATTGTTTTTGTAATTTTTTAAAATTTACCATATATATTATTATTATATTTATTTTATTATAATATAAAATTATAAAAATATATATTTAATAAAAAAATAATATATATATATTATATAAATGGGTGATTTAGATTCAGGTTCATATTCCATGTCGAGTGCGGGTGAACCACTCCCAAGCAATTCTACTGTAGCGGGAATTACTGGGGGGAGTCTTCTCAGTGACGGCTTGAACGCTGGTGACGGCTTGAACGCTGGTGACGGCTTGATTGGTGGAGGAAAAAGAAAAAAATACAGAAAGAAGTCTAAAAGAAAGTCAAAGCGTAAAAAGTCAAAGCGTAAAAAGTCTAAGAGAAAGTCAAAGCGTAAAAAGTCTCGTAAAAGACGTTAACTAAAATTTACCATATATATTATTATTATATTTATTTTCATCATCAATTTCTTCATAAATTTGTTCATCAATATTATCATAAATAATTACATGATTATTAATAAAATCAAATAAGTGTATAAAATTTTTATCATTTAAATTTAAATGTAAATTGTAATAATTATCCATTCCTTTTAATCTATTAAATAATTGTGATATTTCTTCTAAATATTTCAGTTCAAATAAATCATCTATTTCAGTCATCAATGTATTTATTATAAAGTAAATTAATAAAATCGGTTTCAAACGAAGTATAATCGCATATACATTCTAAATCATCTTTTGATGATATCCATTTATAAACATCATTGGTCATTTCTTTAACTATATCTTTAATATAGAGATCTTTATCATATTTTATGGTTTTATTTAACCATTTATGTTTGTCAATTTTAATTTTAGTGATTGGTATTAAAGTAATATCTTCCATAATAACTACTAAAGATATGAAAATAATTTTATAAACGAATTTATTTAAAAATTGATAAATTTAAATAAGTAATACTTAAAAATTTGATACTATATATAAATGTATAAAAATAAAGAAAATAAAATGAAAGTACAAAAAAGAAATGGAAATTATGAAGATATATCATTTGATAAAATATTAAAAAGAATTAAATCATTATCGATGGATAGTAAATTTGTGGATAAATTAAAGATAGATGAGTCAGTTGTTGCTCAAAAGGTTATTAAGGAAATATATGATGGTGTAAAGACTTCAGAGTTAGATGAATTAGCATCCCAGATATCTATATCAATGTATAGTAAACATCCTGATTTTAAGATATTAGCTGGTAGAATTATAATATCAAATCATCATAAAAATACATTAGATACATTTTCAGATAAAATAGAATTAATGTATAATTATGTATCAAATGATATTAATAAACCATTAATTGCTGATTATTTATATAAATTAGTTATGGATAATGCGGAAAAGATAAATTCAGTAATAGATTATAATAAGGATTATTTATTTGATTTCTTTGGTTTTAAAACATTAGAAAAGAATTATCTTTATAAATTAGATAAAAATATTATTGAAAGACCTCAAGATATGTTAATGAGAGTTTCCTTATCAATTCATAGAAATGATATAGATAAGGCGATAGAAAATTATGAATTAATGTCGAATCATTATTTTACACATGCAACTCCTACGTTATATAATGCAGGATCAAGAAGGGAACAATTTGCGAGTTGTTTTCTTTTAACAATGAAAGAAGATAGTATTACAGGTATATATGATACATTAAAAGATTGTGCTTTGATATCAAAGCATGCAGGTGGTATTGGTTTGTCAATTCATAATATTCGTGCAACTGATTCATATATTAGTGGTACGAATGGTATATCGAATGGTTTAGTTCCTATGTTAAGGGTATTTAATGATACTGCTCGGTATGTTGATCAGTGTATTGTCCCTGAAACAATTATTTATACAACAGATGGTCCAAAGGAAATTAAAGACTGTGAATTAAATAAAACTGAAATATTTACAACAAATGGTAATGAACTGATTGAGAATGTATTAGAACATTCATATAATGGTGAAATTTATGAAATAGAAACAATGCATTCATTAGAATCATTAAAGATTACAGGTGAACACCCAGTACTATGTTTAACTGATCAAAAGAAAGGATTAAATTATGATGTAATTAAGAATAGATTAATGAAAAAATTAATTTCACCTGAATGGGTTGAAGCGAAAGAATTAAGTGAGAATGATTTATTATTATTTAAAATACCAAAATATGAAGTAGATAATATTAATATTACAAAAGATGATTGTTATATGTATGGATTGATTTTAGGCGATGGTTGTATGTATCCTTCATCAACAAATTGTTATTTAAGTCTTCATAGTGAATCTAAAAAAGAAATTATTGATTCAGTAATAGATTATCTAAATAAGAGATGTATTGAGAATAGATGTGTAATAGAAGGATTAACAACAAGAGTTTATTGGAAAAGAAATACTAAATTAATATTTCGTCATTGTGATATTTATGATGTAAATAAAGAAAAACATATTACAAGTAAATGGTTAAATTTACCAATAGAAAAATCCAAATATATTTTAAAGGGATTAATAGATACAGATGGTTGTAAAGGGAATGAATTAGTATTTGATTCAACATCGAGAAATTTAATTGAATCATTAAGATATATTCTTTTAAGGATGGGTATACCTAGTAGTGGTTATATTCGTGATAGACGAGGCGAATCACATATATCTATACATGGTGATAAAATAGAGAATAAGAAAATATCATATACATTAAGAATACCCAAATGTCCATTAATATGTGAATTATTAAATATTGAGTGTGGTGATTTTTCTAAATATTTCATTTTTGAGGATTATATTGCTACGCGTGTTAAATCTATTAATAAATCTCATTATGAAGGTGTTTTATATGATTTACAAATGAAAAATACACATAATTATATGATTCATAATGGTATTGTTCACAATGGTGGTGGGAAGAGGAATGGTTCTTTTGCGATGTATTTAGAACCATGGCATTCAGATATTTTTGAGTTTATTGAGTTAAAAAAGAATCATGGGAATGAATTTGAGAGAGCGAGAGATTTATTTTATGCTTTATGGGTTCCTGATTTATTTATGGAAAGAGTTCATAGTGATGATGAATGGTCATTGTTTTGTCCCAATGAATGTCCTGGATTAAGTGATACTTGGGGCAAAGAATTTAATGAATTATATATTTCATATGAAACTCAAAATAAATTTAGGAAAAAGGTAAAGGCGAGGGAGCTTTGGTCGGCTATATTAACATCTCAAATAGAGGTTGGTATGCCTTATATTTTATATAAAGATGCATGTAATAGAAAATCGAATCAACAAAATTTAGGAACAATAAAATCATCTAATTTATGTACAGAAATAGTTGAATATACGAGTAGTGAAGAAACTGCTGTTTGTAATTTAGCAAGCATTTCATTAAAAAAGTTTGTAAAACATAAAGATGTATCAAATATGAACTTCTTAATTTATACTAAAGAAAATTGTGTTTATTGTGAATTAACTAAAGGATTATTTAATAAAAAGGATATTAAATATATTACAAAAGATTATACAGAATTTAAGAAAGATGATGATAAAAAAATTACATTTCCTCAAATATATTTAATAACTGAAGAAAATGTATATATTGGTGGATATACTGAATTAAGTGAATATTTAAAACCTTCATATGATTTTGATTCATTAAAGTCAATTGCAAAGAGATTAACTCATAATTTAAATAATATTATTGATTATAATTATTATCCTATTCCTGAAACAAGGGTTTCAAATATGAGACATCGTCCAATTGGGATTGGTGTTCAGGGATTAGCGAATGTATTCTTTGAGTTTGGTTATCCATTTGATTCAGAGGATGCGAAGCATTTAAATGAAAATATATTTGAGACAATCTATTATGGTGCTATGGAGGCATCTATGGAATTATCAAGGGATAGAGAAAAATTATATAAAAAATATATATTATTAAAATGTAAATATGATACTTGGTTAGATTCTAATATTAATGGTGAAACTATGAGTGCAAGTGAGGCTCGTATTGTTCGTGATGAATATGAATCTATAAAGAATAAATTAAATATGATACCAGAAGAATTAGATAGAGAAGAATATTTTGGATCTTATAGTAGTTTTATAGGATCACCGTTACATCAAGGTAAATATCAATTTGACTTATGGAATATAAATATTACTGATATTAGACATGATTGGAGTGGGTTAATGAAAAATATAAAAAAATATGGTGTTAGAAATAGTCTTTTATTGGCACCGATGCCTACAGCATCAACTGCTCAAATATTGGGTAATTATGAATGTTTTGAGCCAATATTATCAAATATATATACAAGAAGGGTATTATCTGGTGAATATATGGTAATAAATGAATATTTAGTGAATGATTTAATATCATTAAATTTATGGAATACTGAAATGAAGGATAAAATTATTTTAAATGATGGTAGTATTCAAAATATAAAAGAAATACCTAATATATTAAAAAATATCTATAAAACTGTTTGGGAAATTAGACAAAAGCAAGTTTTAAATATGGCAATTGATAGAGGTAAGTTTATATGTCAAAGTCAAAGTATGAATTTATTCCTTGAGAGTCCTGATATAGGAACAATGAGTAGTATGCATTCATATTCATGGAAAAAGGGATTAAAAACTGGCATTTATTATTTAAGAAGTCGTCCTTCATCAAGGGCGATTCAGTTTACATTAAATCCAACTGAATGTGAAAATTGTTCTGGATAATTTATTTAAGTAATTCAGAGTTATTCATAAAATTACCTTTATTAATATTACTATTACTTAAATTATTTTTATCTTTTTTAGGTTGATTTGTTTTTTTGAATTCATTTAATTCATTTTGTAATTTCTTTTTGTTTTCTGTTTGTAATGCAATAAAAGATAAAGCACACATAGTACCGATTAACATTAATCCCATAAAGAAAAATGGTAATAATACTATAAACCATGCTATTTTTTTACCATATTTAAATTTACAAATATAATTTAGGATATAAATCCATAAGATAGTAAATACTATTTTTAGAAATAAACCAGTATAAGTATAATGATGAACGCCTTCACTGTTAGGTTCTGCTTTTAATATAGTATCATGAATATTATACATTGATAAAACATATAATACTACACTAATTAATGATAAAAACAGATAAAATTGAGCCGGACGACATAATTCGGCAATTATTTGAGGGACTTTAACACCGAATAATTTCATTTATATAATAATGTATTATAAAAAAAATTTAACGAGTTAATTCATCTATATCAATTAGTGAATTAAATTTAGAAACATCGATTTCTTTATTTAAATTAATATTTTTATTTTTATTAATTTTTTGTGGTGGTGCTGTATATTCTTTAATTTCGTGTGATTTTTTATTTTTAAACATAATATTAATATTACATTGTGTTTGTAAATATATATTTTTATCTCGGCGAATTGCTATATTAAATTTTACTGGAAATGTTAAATAACCTATACTATGATATAATAATGCTAATTTATTATTTCTTTTCCCGGATGTATATTCATGTCTAAATAACATAAATAAGTTTTTAATTTGTGTTTGAATATCTTCGTTTCTTTGATTAGATTCATGAATAATTATTTCCCATAATAACCAAATAGGATCTTTACAATATTTAGGATGTACTTGATCAATATTGCGAGATTCTATTTCAAATTTAACTTTTTTCTTTTTATTTATTTTTTCCCAGTGAATTAACCATACAACCCAATAACATGCTTTTTCATATCCACCATTTACATTTTTAAGATGAAAATAAAATTCATTTAAAATTATTTTTAATTCATCCGGATCTGTGAATTTTAAAATAGTTGATGGTAATATTTGCATAGTAGCATTAAGTTTATTTTGGATATTTTGATATTGGAAATCATTATCATTTACTTTAGGATATTTATCAAACTTCCTTGTTTTGGATGAAATACATAATGTTGTAATTAAATCGCATAATGAATTTCTTACACTTTGAGTATTTCTTAAATGAATTAATTTATCTTTTTCTTTTTTACCTATATGATTAAATGAATTTAAAAATGTTTTATATTTTTTCCATATAAATTGAGGTAATTTGGGATTATTTATATGAATTATTTTAGATGCAAAATAAATACATTTCTCAAATAATTCTTGTGAATAACCTGATATTATACATTCGGTACACCAATAACAAGCTTCTTCTATTTTAGTAGTTTCAATTGATTTAAATAATTTTTGATAAACATCTTTTTTTTTAAAACCCGAAAATGTTTTATCTTTAAATTCCTCTAATGGACGAGGATCTTTAATAAGGTAATCATCATTCATATATATATTTTTATAAAATATTTAATAATTAAATTTACTTAAAAAAAGAAAGATTATATATATTATGAAATATGAATAAACCAATAGAATATATAGTAGAATATTCGGGTACAATTTATGATACACGTCGAGATGATAGAACTGGGGAAATTGATGAAACCGGATTAGTAACATTAATTAATGAAAGAATTAAAGAGGGATGGATACCAATGGGTGGTATTTCTAGTAATATTGATGAATGGGGATGTATCACCTATACTCAATCAATGGTTATATATGATTAAATTTACTTTTTAGATTTTCTTTTAGATGATTTTCTTTTTGATTTGCGCTTTTTAGATGATTTTCTTTTAGATTTACGTTTTTTCTTTTTACGTCTATTACCACTGCCTATTTGACTCCCTTGAACTGCATGTGAGTCTACAGTATCAATACCTGGAGCAGGGACTTGGACTCCAGCACCAGCATCAGCAGCAGCAGGCACAGCAGCACCAGAATCCGCAGCACCAGCATCAGCAGTAGTAGCAATCCTTCTCCATGCTTCATACGAATCCCGTGATTTTTCCATTATTCTTGCAGGAGCATTTTCACTAACATAGTTCTTTCCAGTGGGCTTTAAATCAGGGGGGTGTCCTCCCGCATATCTAGATGCATTCACTAATGATGGATGAATATTACCTGAACTAGGGTGCGGTGGGTATGGAAGCCACTCTATATTCATACTTCGAAATTCCCCATGATGATATAATCTATTACCATTTCTGTCTATGACAATCGGTGGTCTTCCGAAAGTGATGGGGGGTACGGAGTCCAGATTTGTGCACTCATAAGGATCAGATACATTACGTGCTCTGTCACGTGGTACACCCGCTACGTTTGGATCTACTGGATAATTTGGTGTATGAAAATGATAATATGGATGGTCGTGTGTATGGGATTTAATTTCCCAGATTTCAGGTAATATAAATGGTTTATTAAGTTGTTCACCGAGTAAATATTGCATTAGGGTCAATTTATCCATATAACGTTGTTCATCTTCTTGTCTGTATTCTGCTGCTACACTTTCTGAATTTTTTAAAAAAAGGTCAAGTTCTTTCATTTTTTCAGTTTCTTCATCTGCTCTTTCATCGACCGCTTCATCATCGTGTGTAACGAAATCACCTGGCATCGCAGCTGCGGCTGGAGTGTTTTCTACAGTATCTCCTTTTATTGTGTATGTTTTATTATACCAATCACTCAATTCTGGTATTTCATGAAGACTCCAGTGTGTTTCTTGTGAACCTATTTTATAGTAATATGATGGATACCCATCTCTTGACATTGACTTTGCACGCAGCCAGCCTGTAGGGAGGGGGTTACCGGATTCATCATCAAGAAAGGGTCCTTTTTTTGTACTCTCGTCTTCGGCACTAGCAGCACCACCGCTAGCATATGTCTCACTATCAACTTTCCTTTTCTTAGGCATATATAATAATATATATAATATATAATAATTAAATTTACTTAAAAAAGAAGATTCATAATATATTGATAGTTATGGAAAGTGCTCCTTATATATTAAAAGAATATTTAAAATATCATAATGAAAATATAATAAAATATGGAAAAAATACAGTTGTTTTAATGCAAGTTGGTGGATTTTATGAAATCTATGCGGTTATTAATGAAAAAATTCATGAAGGTGCGGATATTTATCATTTAGCGGATATTTTAGGAATTCAGGTAGCAAGGAGAAATAAAAATATCCCTGAAATAGATTTTAATAATTTTTTGATGGCTGGATGGAATACATTTGCTCTATCTAAATTTCAGAAAATATTATTAAATCATAATTATACAATTGTTTTGGTGAATCAAATTACAGAACCACCAAATATTGAGAGAAAAGTAACGGATATTATTAGCCCGGGAACAATATTAGAAAATAATTTAGATACAAATTATTTAGTATCAGTTACTATTTTTAAATATCCCCAACAATATGATAAAAATATTTATGTTATAGGATTATCATCAATAGATGTATCAACTGGTGAAAATAGTGTTCATCGTATACAGTCTTCATTAAATGATGAAAATATTTGGAAAGATGAATTATTTAGATTAATTCATTATTATTCTCCAAAAGAAATATTATTTCATTATGATGATGATATTAAATATACAAAAGAAGAATTATGTAATTTATTTTCATTAGATATAAATATTTTATATTTAAATTTGTATACAGATAATCAATTTAAGAAGCCATCTTTCCAGAATTCTTTTTTAGATAAGATGTTTAAAAAGGAAAATAGTCTTTCATCAATAGAATATTTAGGATTTGAGAGAGAAACTGAGATAATATTATCATATATTTATATGATACAATTTGTATATGAACATAAATTAGAAAATACGATGAATTTACCAAAACCGATATATAAAACGGATAATAAGAATTTAATATTAAGTCATAATTGTATTTATCAGTTATATTTAATACCGAATAAAGAGCATGAAGATGAAAAATATAATTCTTTATTAAGTATTTTAAATAAATGTGATACAGCGATAGGAAGAAGATTATGTAAGCAAAGATTATTATATCCAATATTAGATGTTAAAATTTTAACTGAAAGATATGATATGATTGAGAATTTCCAAACAGATAATATTTATGATTTATTAAAACCAAATTTAAAAAAGATATTAGATATTGAGAAATTACATCGCAAGATGGGTTTATCATTATTAACTCCATATGAATTTTTCACATTAGATACTTCATATAATTATTTAATGAAATGTATTAATATTTTAAAGGAAAAGTTGCCTGTTATTACAGATAAATATAATGATAATATAGAAATATTGGATATTTTTATGAATGAATATAGGGATATTTTTAATATTAATGAATTAGAGAAATATTCATTAGTGAATATGATTACATCTGTTTTTAAATGTAATATATATCCAGAAATAGATGATTTACAGAGTGATATTTTAAAATCTAAGGATATGATAGATTTAATATGTGAAAAATTAGATAAATATATAGATCATAATAAGAAAGATTTAATAAAGAAAGATCATAATGAAAAATATGGATTTTTTCTTTATATAACAGAAAATCGTGCTAAAATATTCAAAAAATCAATAGGGAATTTAGTAAATACAAATGTAAGAATAGGAGATATTCTTATTGATTTAAAAGATATTAAATTTGTTAAAAGGGGATCAACTACTCATGTTGAGTTTGATATTTTTAATAATTTATCAAATAAGTTGGTATCGGATCAGTTAAAAATTCAGAATCTAAATAAGAAATGTTATTTAGAAACTATTAAAAATTTTTATAATAAATATTTTAAATTATTTGATGAATTGGTATCATTTATTGGTTTTATAGATTTAAATTGTAATTTTGCGAAATTATCTATAGAAAATTCATATAATAAACCAGAAATAATAAATTCAGATAATAGTCAATTTGTAGCGAATGATATTCGTCATCCAATTGTAGAAAGAATACAGACAGAAATAGAATATGTTCCAAATGATGTATCATTAAATGAAAATGGTATTTTATTATTTGGTACAAATGCGTGTGGTAAATCAACATTAATGAAAAGTATTGGCTTAACATTAATTATGGCTCAGGCAGGATTTTTTGTAGCATGTAAAAAATTTAAATATACACCATATACTCAAATATTTACAAGAATATTAAATAATGATAATATTTTTAAAAGACAATCTTCATTTGCAGTAGAGATGAGTGAATTAAGAGGTATTTTAAAAAGAGCAAATAAAAATTCATTAGTATTAGGTGATGAATTATGTAGTGGAACCGAAACTACATCGGCATTAAGTATTGTTTCTGCTGGATTAAAAACATTAACAGATTTAAAATGTTCGTTTATATTTACTTCTCATTTACATCAATTAATGGATATTGATATTATAAAAAATAATAAATTATTACAAATATATCATTTAAAAATAGAATATGATGCAGAAAGAGATATATTAATTTATCAAAGAAAATTAGAAAAGGGTTCAGGTCCAGCAATATATGGTTTAGAAGTATGTAAATCATTGGATTTAGGAAATGATTTTATATCATTAGCAAGAAAAATTCAGTTATCTATAACTGATTCATCAAAAACGCTTGTTAATGATAAGATATCAAATTATAATACTGAAATATTAATGGATAAGTGTCAAATATGTAATGAAAATTCAGAACATACTCATCATATTAAAGAACAAAATACAGCAGATAGTAATAATATTATAGATTATCATCATAAAAATATAAATCATAATTTAGTTCAGTTATGTGAATTATGTCATCATAAAGTTCATCATGAAAATTTACGAATATATGGTTATATAAAGACAGATAAAGGAATTCAGTTAAATTATGAATATATTAAAAAAGAAAAAGTTGAAAAGAAAAAGAAATTTAATAAAGATCAAATAGATATTATTTTATCATATAAGAATGATATTGATAATAAAAGATATAAAAAGAGTGATCTTATAAAGAAATTAGAATTAGAAAAAGATATAAAAATATCATCAAATACATTAAATAAGATATTTATAAATGAATATTAATGAATATTAATGAATATTAATATATAAATTTTTTATATTTATAAGTATATATGTTTAGTTGTAAGAATTTAATAATTTTAGTTGTAGCATTTTATTTAATATTTAAAGTATTAAAAGATAATGTTTCAAAAGTTGGTGTTGGATTATTGGCACTTTATCTTTTAAATGTTAATATAGAGGGATTAGAAAATGGTGTTGATTTAGGTAAAAAGGATGATGTATCTTCTGAATCAGTTGATAGTTCTGTTGTTAATATGGGTCCATATGATGGACTGTGTCTAAAGACAGGGAATAAAGAATATTGGATGAAATCGCCAGATGAAACAGCATTAGTACCAAATGATAATTTATATACTTATTTATCTAGTCAAGGACCAATAAAAATGAAATTATCAAATCAGGCAGCATTAAGGGGACCACCGGTTGATGGTGTAAAAGGTTCTGCTGAAAAGATGTTTATGTTAGCAAATAATGTTGCAAGTCCATTATGTTGTCCATCAACATTTTCTACCAGTACAGGATGTTTATGTACTA